CTGAACATTAAGTACCTGGGAACCTTGTATCAGGGGCAATGTTACAGGCTAGGGGACGGTATCAACTATGCCGCTAACCCTATCATGGCGCACCCCATCGCGGAAGTGTACAGCTCGTGGATGTCCACGCCTGAGATTTGCCCATTCCCGCAGATTCATGGCTCTATTTCCATGCGTGATTTGACTGGGCATGAGGTGTCCAGTACGTATCTTCACCCAATGTTTTATGCAGAGAAGATGCGTTACCACCGCTGGGGAACTAGCATCACATTGAAGGGGCAATCATTCTACGCGGTTGAGGGGCCTCGTAAGTCACTTGTCAAGCTCAGTGACTATCAGAGGGGGTACGGCACTTACACTCAGGCTGTTCATAAGCAGAACGCTTTGCCGTTGTATGCCCCTAATGTGCCGTCTGTTATTAGTGCTGATGGTAGTGTCATCTGTTAGTGTGGGTGACTGTAGCGCTATGGTTTCTTTACCGCATTAGGTGGTACCCTTGCGCAAGGTTGCAGAGGGGTGTTTTACCTAACTTTTGTTAGGTCTGTGAGGTAAGGAAGATAGGGCGGGTACATCTGGTATTTTTCCAGGTGTACCCGCCCTAGTTGTGTGCGGTGTATGCTATTTACTTTTTGGGTTCTGCAATCACAACAAAGTTGTCGTGGTAAGTCCAGCGTCCGTTCTGGTATGTGCCACGGCATGTTGCCATAAGTAGTTGCCTCTTACCCGTCTTTGCGGTAACGTTCCAACGTTTACTTAGTTCAGACTGTGGGATTTTAGGTTCAATTCCGGTAACGACCCATTCAGTTAGTACCCCATTGTGGTCTGTTGTGTAGACGGAGTTACCTAGCTTGCAGGCTGTGATAGCGCTCATGGGTGCGGCGGCTCCATTAGCCCAATTGACGTGACCGACTAGCAGGGTGGTTCCTGTTGCACTGGTTAGGGGTGCTGAGTCTGTATATACGCCAATTCGATAGGTTACGGGCACATTGATTTCCGAGTACCCTGTTTTCGCATTGTAGGTATCACCTGTGTAGGTTAGTCCAGCGTTGAATCCTACGTCGGGGATGCGTAGGGTCATGGGGTTAATGGTGTTCCAGTCAATATTTTTAGGCTGTTCACCAATGCCGGGCGTTGTGTCCTCCGGTAGGTGTTCCACGCCTTCCGGTTCAGGGGTGGGGGTCATGGTAGTAGAGATTTCCGGTTCCCGCGTAGCTTCCTGTGAAGGGGTTACGGGGTTAGGGGTACTTGTTGCTTTGGCGGCGTTCTCTTCCTGAATCTTTGTAATAACACTTTCATTAGGTGCGTTGAACTGTTCGCCACTTGCCTTGCTTTGCAGGTCTGTGAAGTAGTAAGTTGCACCACCTGTGGCTAGACTTGCACCTGCAATGATGCCTGAGTACATGAATAGTTCACGTCGTGACATTTTTTTCTTGGTGCTATTTGTGTTTTCGGGTGACATTACACTTCTTTCCGTTGGGTGTTATATAATATTATAAGCTCATATCTAATTTTAGCATACATATAAAATGTTGCACTCCATGAAAGGGAAACGTATGGTATCGGTAGGAAATGACCAAGCAAAAGCTACTCACTACGGCAAACGCCGTCCAGGTTACGGCTCAGAATATGGTGCCGTGCCCACAGCGGAAGAGATTGTTAATTCGCTGGACAATAAGGGTATTGGCGACCTTCAATTCAGCGTTGAAGAACTGGAATCTATTCTAGATGAACGCGACCTAACTAACCTCCGTGTTCTTGCTGAGAGTATCGCTAAGTCAATGATTGACACACCGGCGGCAATTACTCGACAGTACGAGGCGCAACGCTACTACTATGCCGCACGATACGCCCACGAACGCGCCCTAGCTACCGCCCGCATTGAAATCCGTAGCCGCGTATCCAGGGAAGGCAAGAAGCTTACCGAGAACGAGATTAAAGACCTGGCGGAACTTGAAGCTGATTCTACCAAGATTGACCTGGTTACAGCCGAAATTGCACTACACGCGGCTAAGGCAGACTTGAGTATCGCAACAGAAATCGGTCGTGGTCTTAACATGGTTAGCACTATCGAGCGTGATATTTTGCGCACTACCGACTACTCAGCAATTCAAGCACGCTCCTCACTCAATGAGTCTGTGCGTCACGCAAACAAGAACTCTTAGACCACTAGCAACTACACAGGCAAGGAAACACCACATGGAAGACAAGAACCTAACCCCTCAGAATGAAACCCCTAGCGAACTACTGAATAACATGCGGGAAGGTACTACCGCTAACCCCGATTCACGCACTGACACTGAAGAACTAGATAATGTTCAGCCGGTCAGCAATAAGCGTAAATGGGTTATCGGCGGTATTGCCGCCGCCCTATGTGCGTCACTTACTTGGGGTGGTTATTTCGCCTATAAGAACGGTGTAACTTTTGAGAAAATTGCATCTTCCCTATCTGTTGTAAACACTAACTATCAGGTGACCGGCGGCTCCATGAAACCCACCTACACCGACGGGCAGATTCTCCATTTCTCCAACGGTGCCACCAACGAGGTTGCTAAGAATGAAATCGTTGTAGCTACCATCCCGCAGGACTGGCAATATGGTACCGACGCTCACGGTGTGATGATTAAGAGGGTAGTCGCTACTGAGGGTGACACTATCTCGATTACCGCTGGTGCGCTCTACGTGAATGGTGAACAGAAAACCGACATCAACACCACCTGCAAGACTGAAAGCAACTACTCTTATACCCTAAAAGCGGGCGAGATGTTCCTTGCAGGTGATAACCGCGAGAACTCGCTAGACTCCTTGAGTACTATGTGCATGGTGGAATCTCCCGAATCGGCAAGCTACATTGTTCCTGTGTCCTCCGTGAAGGCTCACGATAAGTCGCCGCAGGTGGTGGAGTCTTGAGCACTATCAAGCCGCATAAGGTGAAAGCTAAGGCTGTTAAACGTGAACCTTTCAAACGTGTAACAGTCATTGTGGAGCCACATGCCGGGTTCAGGAATTACCTAATCCGCAAGCATGGTATGAAATACGAAGTTGGTTCCCCTACTGCCATCAGCAATCTAGGTGAAGCTACAGGTTCCGACCTTTTTGGTGGCGTACACCTATACGTGATGAACTGCAATTCAAAGGAAGAGCTAGAGTCAGTCACACGTTCACTCAAGAAAGTTTCGGGCGAGCCTTGGGGTGGTTTGATTATTACAATCTCATCGACCCCTAAGACGGTCAGCAATATTCTAACTCGACTCAAGAAAATGGGTTGTGAGATAGTTAAACCCGAAACAGGCTCAGAAAAGTTCAGGAAAATCCTAGAAGCCGAAGGTTTCTCACCCTCCATCGTGTCCAAGGTAGCTGATTACGCCGGTGAGGAAATCGGGCATCTTGTACCTTTGCTAGAGCATGTAATTTCCATGAGTAAGCGAGACATTCGACTTCTCAGTATGGAACAGGTAGAACCCTACCTGCCCATGTCGCCGGGTGAACGTGCCCCCTGGGTTATCTTTGATGCCATTATCGACAGGAACATACCCCTACTTCTTCGAGTCATCGAACGTTCTAGCGGCGGATTCGCACTACCACTTTCCGTCTTGAAATCTAGGGCACGCGAAACAATGCGAGCGGCACTTATCCTGATGGAACACCCAGAATATAAGCCAAAAAAGTTGGCAGAAGTAATGGAGTGCAACACCTTCGTAGCCGAAGGACTCAAGAGGACTGTACAAAAGGCAGGGCTTCCACGTATAATTGCTATCGAGTCCATACTCGGCAACCACCTACAAAACCCTGAACGAGCCTACAGCATGGACGAACTTAAAGTGCTCGTCCTGAAACTGGCACACACCTAACCACAAATCGCCGCCAGGGTACAACAACCCTGGCGGCTTCGTTATCTTTTGAAGGAATACACATTGGCAGAACTTGAAGAACCGAAGGAAAACACCCCGCTACTTGCGGAAATTAGTACCATGTCACCCGCTACAGCCCTTGAAAGGCTTGCAGGAGAGCGTGGCGACGGTACCGACGGCGACATGTACCTCGGACATGATTCAGCCCTTGAAGCAGCTAATAGCGCCGAGTGTACTAGTCAGTTTGAGGCGCTTACCCGCATCCTTGCAGGCGAAAACATCTTTATGACAGGTGGCCCTGGTACGGGTAAGAGTTCCGTGGTTCATTTGGCGTGCCGTCTTTTTGATATGCACGGAATCCAGTATGAGGTTACCGCCCCTACGGGTGCGGCGGCAGAAAATATTGGTGGCTGTACTATTCACAGCCTATTCGGTATTGATAAGCGTAAGCATGTGGACGACGTTACTGGTTACGTGTCGTATCTGTTCCATAAGTCTAAGCGACTCAAGGAAATTGATGTACTCATCATTGATGAGGTTTCGATGGTGTATGGTCAGCTTTGGCAGGAGCTAGAGGAACGCCTGCGCCACATTCGCGGTAACAGCCTACCTTATGGTGGTGTTCAGATTATTGCCGCTGGTGATTTTAACCAGCTCAAGGCTGTACCTGACCGTGATTTTGGCACACAGGAACATTATAAGGGCTTCCCGTTTGGTACTCCCGCTTGGGAATCGGCTAATTTCCGTTACTGCTATTTGACTACTGCTCACCGTGCGACTGACCCGGTTCTTGCCCGCATTATTAACCATATGTCGAACAACTCTTTGACTACTGAAGATTTTAACGCACTGTCTTCTCGTACTATCACAAAGGAACGCGCGGAGGAGATGGACAAGTCTACAGATGGTGAGCCTACTATCCGCATCTATGCCCGTAACCGTGAGGTTGAAGAGCATAACGCGGTGCGTATCAAGGAGCTTCCGGGTAAGGCGGTTAAGTTCACTAGCTCGGCTAATTCTTTGACCCCGGTAGAGTCTTTGACCCCTACGCAGGCGGCACAGTGGAAGGCTCTCCGTTCGCGTTCTGAGATGCAGACCTCCCTGAAGATTGATGCGAAGGTTGTTGCTGACATGCCTACTGAAGGCTGGTTCATTTACGGCAAGAACTCAGCTGAGAATAGTATCAAGATTTCTAACGGCACTATGGGGTATGTTCGTGGGTTTGCCCGCCCTGAAAGCGATGACCGTTCGGTAGATGAGATTTACCGCTCTTCTGATGACATCCCGGAAGGCGAGAAGGTTTACCCTATCGTAGAGTTCATGGGTGAAGAGTTTATGATTCCTTATGTCTCTACTGTCCTTGAACGACCTGTACAGATTACTGAGAAGATGTGGGATAGTCAGCCTTTTGCGTCGGCACGTTTGTTCCCTCTGAAGGCTGGATATGCGGTCACGACCCACAAGTCGCAGGGGCAGACCTATGACGGTGCTGTTCTTGATTTGTCGTCCGCTTTTGTGGAAGGCTTGGGTTACGTGGCTTTGTCTCGTGTCCGCAAGCTGGATACTGCATATATTCTAGGCTCGAATAACACTTCCTGGAAGGTTGATGTTGAGTCCGTGAAGATTATGCAGGCGATTAGGGCTTGGGCTAGTGAAGACACTAAGGCTTTCCGTGAGAATGTTAGTAACTATGAGGAAGCTTACCGCGCTTTTGTTATCATGGGAACACGCAACCAGGCTGACCTTTCCGATATTCCGCCGCGCATCATGCCCTCAGATGTTGAGGCGACCGCCACGGCTAGTACTGTAGCTACTACTGTGAACTCTCAGCAGAACCTAGCTGGTCTTTCAAGGGATACACTGCGTAAGGCTTGGTCTGTTGTAACCAGGTTTACCCCTTTGTATGCTGGAACTGAACTTGAAGAATCATTCAATCAGCGTTTGCAGGAAATTAAAGCTACAGGTGATGCCGAACTGTTGGTTTCCCTTATGGTAGATATGCTTGACGGTCACGGAAAGCTTATTAATCTTTAGAAGAAAGGTTCCCTACTTTGAGTATGGAAGAAACAGGCACCACAGAGTATGTTGTTGCCCATCTGTCAGATTTGCATCTAGGTTACCGTGATAGGGCTTCTATCCATCAGACTGGTATCGACCCTCTAGATGGTTCACCTATTCCGTTGCGTGAGCTTGACGGTTACAAGGCGTGGGATGCTGTTATTGATGGTGTTATCAGCGATAATGTAGATGCCGTGGTTATTGCCGGTGACATTGGGCATGAACCTAACCCGTCGGTGCGTGCCCTGAAGCACATGCAGGCTGGTCTGCTTCGTCTAGCTGAGGCTGGTATCCCGGTTCATAATATTACGGGAAATCATGATACGAACGATATTCGTGGTGATATTGCGTTCACTGAGCTATTGCACCGCCCTGATGTTGGTGTCTATTCCCATTCGCAACCGTATAAGCTGTACCATTTGACAGATGATATTGCGCTACATATGGTGTCCCACCACATGTACAGTGAAAATGTTGAAGTCATGAGTGAGGTAAACCCCCTTCCAGGTGTTGTCAATATTCTCACTACTCACGGTTCACTTATCGACCCGCTACTAAAAGAACGTATCAAGGTTCATGATACTGTTCGAGAGGTAGTCATTCCTGATTCGTTCTTGAACGCTGGCTGGGATGCCATGATGCTTGGACATATTCATGAGCGCGGGTATGTGGGTGACCCGAAGCAGGGTATCTTCTACAACGGTAGCCTTATCCGACGCGGGTTCTCTGATGCAGAGGGTAACATGGGGCGTGGATACACCCTATGGAAGTTCTCAATGAAGAATGGCGTTGTTGCGGGTGTCCGTCGCGAAGTTCGTTCTGTATGGCAGAGGCCTCAAGAAGATTTGCCGCCTATTGATGCTACTGGGCTAGACTCGGTAGCGCTCACGGAGGCTATTCTGGCTAATCTACCGGGTGAAAGTATCGACTACGACCCTGAAACGGCACCTATTCTTCGCCAGAAAGTAATCGGAGCTGAACCAGCCGTGTTTGCGTCGCGTGACCAGAGCGTTATTACCCATGCGTCGAGTCATGCTTTGTCGTATAGTTTAACCCCGCAGGCACCTAAGATGAAGCCAGTAACCTCAGATGGGGACTCGCTATCCGTTTCTGAAGCAATTTTGAAACCCGCCGGGCTGGAAGAGTCCTACCATGCGTGGGCTGATAAATCGCAGACCTTGAATAGCGTTTCCGATGAAGAAATGCGCCGTATTGCATACAAGCAAGGCGCAGAGTATTTGAGGCGCGGCATTGAGAAAGTGTTCGAGAGTAACCTGTCAGCCTGATATAATTTGATTTTATAGAGTGCTTCAATATATAATTGAAGGTACCAACGCCCCCTCAGTATGTTAGGCGACTAACTACAGAGGGGGTTTTACACACTAAGTATTCCCTATAGGAAGGATAAAGGGTAATGGTTCAGTTCTACGAACACATTTCCAAGGCAACCCGTATTGCTATTGCAGGTGACTGGCACCTGAATATTTACGCTATCGACAAGATTCTAAATAACATTGCACGTAAGAACGCCGACGTTGTTCTACAGGTGGGCGATTTTGGGTACTTCCCGAATGATGACCTGTATGCTTCTTATGTGAAGCGGATTACGGCACATGCTAAGGTTCATGATTACATTGTTATTTTCATTGATGGAAATCACGAGCAGTACGCCCCTATTCCTAGCGCCAAGTATCAGGACACAACTATCCTGACCCGTGACGGTCTGGACGTTCTGAAGGGTCGCGCTAACGAAGACGGCATTGTTGCTATTACCCCCCGTATTTTCTGGGCTACCCGTGGCGCAACTATCCGTATTGGTACTGATGGTGGTAAGCGTGGTGTTTCTGTCCTTGCTTGTGGTGGTGCTGGAAGTATTGACCGTGAGTATCAGCAGATGCGCGGCGACTGGAGTAAGAGTGAGTTTGTGACCGCCGCCGATGTTGAAGCAGTCAAGAAGGGCGTGGAGCGCCTTGGCGGTAATGTTGATATTATGGTTACCCATGATTCGCCTATGGGTGCCTGGTATCCTGCTGAGATTGCAAGCAAGAAGGCTGGCAAGGTTCCGGCAAGTATTATTGCTGATTGCGATAAGAGCCGTGAGTATCTAGCTGAGGCTGTGGTTGCGGCTGAACCTACGCTCCTGGTGTATGGTCACTGGCACGCTTATAACCGTAGCATACAGGTTCCTGTTGGTGATATTATTATTCCTGAGACGTTCTCCCTGGTTCAGGAAACCGGGGCGAATAACCTTATTTTCACTGACTCTACCCGCTGGGATTGTGAGCCTCGTGAGCTTCTGAAGAAGCTTTACGGCAACGCCCTGTGGATTTAACAGGAAGGTGACACGCTTTGAGTAACGCAACCCCTACAGTAAGTAAGGTCGGTAAGTTTCTATGCTTTATCGGCGTACACGACTGGGGCACGTCTGTTTTTGCTTACGCCGCCCTATGTGAACGGTGTTTCAAGGTTCGCCCTGGTGACGAGAAGCACTTCAAATCCTAATACCTCACTCTATAGATTGGAAACACTTTCATGACGAACACCCCGGCTCCGCCGCCGCTTCCCGCTAAGTACTGGCCTGGTGAAGGCTTCGACTCACGCGCTCTTCGACAGTTCCATGACGCTTTCGGGCACCCTAATAATGCGGCACCCAAGAACGGTAAGATGGTACAGGTAGCGAACATGAACACTACACCTATCAAGGCTCTTCTTGCTTTGAGGTTCAAAATTCTTGGTGAAGAGTTCGCAGAGTTTGCTGGTGCTCTCTACGGTTCAGATATTAAGTCTCTTTTCTTGAGTACAGTAAATTCTGTTGCTGATTCGCATACCCCGTCCGATATGCGCATCAACCCTGTAGAGGTTATTGATGCGTTGGGTGACATGAACTATGTCAATAATGGCACTATGGTTGCCCTCGGTATCCCGATTGATGCTGTAATGCGTGAAATTCATGCCTCTAACATGTCGAAGCTCGGTAGCGACGGTAAGCCTATTTACCGTGAGGACGGCAAGATTCTAAAGGGTGAAAACTTTACACCCCCGAACCTGCACACTCTACTTGAGGGTCGCCTAACACCTAATATGGTGAAGTGGGTAGAGCATGACCTCGACAAGTAACAGCACCAACGATGAAGTAACTACCGACAATGAAGAAGCTGTGAAGGTTCGCGCTACTTTCCGCGATAAGTTGCGCAACCTGACAGGCTTCCTAGTCGAGCAAGTTAAACCTCTGTTTGCTGGCACTTATGGCTGGGTAAGTATTATTGCCTTGTGTGTGACTATTGCCCTAAGTGTTGCCGCCGCTAATACCCCTGGTATTTCTTGGTGGCTTCCTTGGGTATGGTTCTTCGCTGGTGGCGTGCTTACTCTTTTGGTGATGCGAGCTACACTTGTTATCAAGGTCGCAATTATGTTCGTAGTTACGGCTTATTGTGCTCTTGGTATGCGAGATATTGCTTTCATGGCTGACCCATATAGCCAGTTCTATCTTACGGCTGGTGTTGCACCCCTTATTGCTTTGCTGTTTTATTGGGTTGCAACACAGTTCGGTGTTTATGGTGCTTCCCGATGGACGGCGGCACCCGTATTCATGCTGGTATCAACCTTGACTGGTCAGGTAACTATTGCGGCTACACTTAGCCCGCTGTATGGTAGCTTGGCACAGATGGGGTCTTTCCTGTTCCTTGCTTTGCTTTGGTATAGGTACAGCAGTAGGCTCCGTTATTCCAAGGAAGATATGCCTGCCTTCGTGTCGCCTGAGCGACTTAAAGAGGCTGTAAATGCTGATGCGGATAATAACCCTGATTGGCTCTATAAGACTAAGTACACGGAAAAGAAGGGTAAGGCTTCTACGGTTCTTATCGTTGGCGAGCGTGCCTATAAGATTTTCCCTGTACAGTTCAATTCGTCGCTAGTTGAGGAAACTTCACCTAACCTGTTCATGCAGTTGGTATCCAAGATTACTGGCAAGATTTCCTTGAGTGGTGTTACTCGCCTCACTTACCAGGGTAAGAACATTGAGAATTGGCTTTATCAGCAGGTTATTGCCAATACGCCCGCCGGTGTTATACCTATCCTGCTTGATACGACGAACGCTGTTTGCACGAATGGTAAGCCGCGCCGTATTGAGCTAAGCCTACCAGACACGACCCGCCGTACTGATGGTTCACCTTCTAAGTACCTACATATTGGCATCGTTTCAGGTAGGGAACTTTTGCTTGATAAGGGTAAGAATAAGAAGTTGCCGCCACTAGTGCAACGTGTCGAGGCGCTGTATAGTCGCCAGGCACCCTTGAGTGACCGGGCTAGGAAGAGCTTGCACAAAAAGTAGAGCATGAATTTGCCTTGACTAGCACCATGCATGTTAGACTAGTATCAGCGGGTTAAATATTTTTTAAGCCGCTAACCTTCCTAAGATGCTTGTGATTGTGAATGAATGAGAGGTGGGGGTTCCAAATTGGAGCCTCCATCTCTTTTTCTTGTACAATTTACTTATTGAACAATCTACTCAGACAGGAAGAAACTTTATGACCGCTGAACAGCAGGGAACATATACAGAATTTCACCGCAAATACCAACCTAAGATATGGGACGACTTCGTAGGTCAGGACGAAATCGTTGCACAGCTCAAGCGTGACATTATTGAGGGTCGCCATGTTCAGGGTCGCCTTTTCCAGGGTAAGGCTGGTACAGGTAAGTCTAGTACGGTGAAGGTTTTCACTAAAGCTTTGAACTGCGAGAATCGACCTGAAGGTTCAGCTGACCCGTGCCTAGTTTGCGAGTCGTGTGTCCGATTCGATAATGAGAAGCATGGTGGTATGGCTTATTTTGTTGCTTCTGAGGCTGGTGGTGTTGATAAAGTTCGCTCTATTGTTCAGAGTGGCAGTATTAAGCAGATGATGAAGGCACCGTTCATCATTATTGATGAGTGTCATGCTTTGTCTGACCAGGCTTGGGATGCGCTTCTTGCGTATCTTGAGAATAAAGAGGGTCTTGAGACTGTGCCTATCATATTCTGTACTACTGAGGCTAATAAGGTTAAAGAAACCATTGTTACTCGTGTGCAGTCGTATAACTTTAAGAATGTTCCTGTTTCGACGCTTGAGGAATACGTGTATAAGATTGCGCGTGTTGAGGGTGTTGAGCTGACCCCTACGGGTGCTTCTTGGTGTGCGCGTAATGCTAGGGGTTCTGTTCGTGGTGCTTTGAAGTGTCTTGAGGAGTATCTGCGTAATCCGAATATGTATGATGCCAATGAGGGTGTTGCTACTAGTCTTTTGAAGTACGCGATTTACGGTAACCTGGTTGGGCTTTATGATGGTCTTGAGCGTGCTAAGGATTTGCCGGGTGCTTTGCGTGCTGGTACGGAAGAGGCGATGGTTCTTATGACTAATTACACGTTCAAGCTGGGTAAGGCGCAGGTTCCTATGGATAAGTTGCCTTTCTATGATTTGCAGAAGCAGAGCTTTGCTCTGCATGAGATGCGTAAGCGTGTTCCTGAGCAGATTGCTTTGGAGCTTGTTGAGTTGTTCCAGCGTGTCTTTAAGGGTTTCTGGAATGCATCTGATGAGAATGACATTCTAACTATTGCTTGGTTGAAGGCGACGCTCAGGATGCGCGCCCATCTTGCTACGTTGAACCCGGCGACTCTACAGGGCTAATTGTTTGGGGTGCTTGACTTAAAGCTATGAGTCAAGCACCCCTTTTCTTTTGTTCCCGACCCCAGGACTTATTTTATGGCTATCAAACTATCGTCATTGAAGCAGGCTAATGGTGTTCCTGTTGCACCCCCGCGACGTGAACCTACCTATAATGAGAAGGCTAAGCAGGCTGTTGAGGAAACCACCGTAGAAGATGCTACGGTGGATGAGCTTGTTGTGGATGAGTCTGTAGATGAGGTTGAAGTAGACCTTGAAGATGTTGAGCTGTCTGAGTCTTGGGATGATGAGTATGACGATGCGGAATACGAAGAGTACGAGGATGAATACGGCGACGATGAAGCTATCGACATTGAGGCTCTGAAAGAGGAAGTCATTGCTAATGGTGGCGCTAAGAGCCTCGATGAGTTCGATGAGTCCTGGGGTGAAAGCATTATTTCCCTGTTGAAGGATGATGACGAAGACGGCGACTATTACGAAGAAGAGCCACATGACTCGATTAGCCCCAGCAACCCGGCGGCTGAATATTTTAGTATTGAGCCGCCCCCTACCCCTAAGAACGTTGCTCTAGTTGATGACGAAGAGGAAGACGAAGAACCTCTCGAAGATGAAGAGCGCGAAGAGGGTAGCGACGAGTACGAAGATGGGGAAGAGTACGACGAGGAATATGACTTTGAAGAAGACGAAGAACTTCTCGAAGATGATGAAGATGAAGAATATGAAGAAGAATATGAAGTCCCCGATGTAGATGAAGTGCCCCGTGACGAAGAGGGTACCCTTATCATTGCAGACGAAGAGGGTAACTACCACCCTTGGGCTGAAGATTTCTTGCTTTCACTGCCTAAAATTGATGCCCTTTCCCTAGATGATGAAGATTATGAATGGTGGGAACGTCTACATGCCGACTCAGAGGGCGCTGAAGGCACCTATGAGGGCTCAGAAGATGAGGATTGGGCAACCGAAGGGGAACCGGACGAAGAGGCCTCTGAGGGGCTACAGGGGCATGAACAGGTAGGTATTGATGAATCTGTAGAGGGCGCTAAGGAATCTAAGTTCAACATTAAGGACATTTCACTTAATGTCCTTGATGGTATTGCGGGCTTCTTGTCGAAGTTCATTAAGATACCTATTCTTGGACGGTTCTTCAAGGGTGTAATCCCTGGGACTCCAAGTGGTCGTGGTGCCGCTGGTGTAGCTATCGCCATTATGCTGTTTGCTATCGGTTTCATTATTAACAATCAGATTACAGGTAATAAGCTGTTTGAGGTTACGGGCACTACTTCAGCTGAAATTGTTGATGGTGGTCGCATTGCACTAGATGGAATCAAGCGTGAAGACGGCAAGTATTATGCGGTCGTCAAGAACACGGGTGATGTCAATGCGTATTCTATCGTTGGCTCTGTCCATATGGCGGGTAGTGAAGCGTACTCTATGCCTTGGTCTGAGTCTAAAGATTTTGGAACATGCACATTTGCGGTTGATGATGTCCCCGCCGGTGAGGAAGGTAAAGCCCCCCTCACATGTGATTCTAATACAGATGGTCTAGGTAGTGTCACCTTTACCGACGCTACTCTACATAGTGAGGAAGTATAAACTAATGCCTAAAGAGCTTTCGTTTGCTGAAGCGTTTGCGGCGATGCAGGCTGGTAAGAGCCATGACGAGCCTGAGCGCATACCGAGTGAAAATCCTGAGCTGTACGCTGATTTGCTCATGCCCACTGAAGGTTACTTTGACCATATAGGTGCGACACGTGCTAAGCGTGCCAGGGAGCGTGTGTCTAAGGTTATTGAGCACATCAAGGAGCAACCCCCATCCGAGGAATGGAATAAGCCGGGTGGACGCGCTGTTTCTCGAACCTTCGGTGTTCCAGGGGCAAGCTTGCAGAACGCTATCGAGTTCCCCCCGAAGGATTGGAAGAAGACACAGCGCCAACAGGAGAACGTGAAGGCTGGTTTGAAGGGTGAAGAGCTCACAGCTAAAGCTTTGGCTAAATGGGCGGACGACAAGCCCGATGTGGTCATTTGCCATTCCGTGTCTATTCCCCGTAAAGAGGGCGACTATATGGATACAGCCATTGAGGTAGAAGCGCACTATGGTGAAGATGAGCAAGACTTGAAAGAGGAAAAGCTGACTCTTAATGGCCCCGATGAGGATACGGGTCTTGTTGATTCGCCGGATACTGACCATGTTGTTGTTGTTGGTTCTAACGTCTGGATTATTGACTCTAAGATGTGGGCTTCGGGTAAGGATTTGGATGACCCGCGTGCTAACTATCAGTTCAGGGTTCCGCGTGCTAAGAAGAAGCTGAACTTTGCGATTGTTCACTCTAATAGTGCGCGTCCCAGGTATGTTCGTATGAAGCAGGCCTTGCATCTTTGGCGTAGCTATCTTGGTGGTGGTGGTCGCGTGTTCGTGCGTGGCATTATCAATATTCACCCGCGCGATATTGACAACCCGGAACATAAGCTAGACCCTACACAGCCAGAGAAGATACCTGGAACGTTGAAATTCTTGCGTTATGACGAGTGGTTTAAAGCGCCGTTCAAGCCTACGGATAATGATAGGTTCATTGAACTACTTGATGAGTTCTATGACGATATTCCAGATGACCAGAAGGGCTTCATTGATGTTGGTCTAGTAACTCTTGTTGCTCGCACCCCTGTGAAGGTTCGTGACCGTCAAGCTGAGTTCTTTGGTGATGCATTGAAGGGCTTTGTTTAGAATATTTAAGGTGTGGTACCCGCATTTTTTGTGGGTGCCACACCTTTTTTTGACTTCTTTACGCCCGTGTGGTAGCAAGTCGCCTGCGTTCCGGCTGGTGCTATGTCTTATCTAACACTTTAAACACCCTATTGCATTACCTCTTTTAGGAGACATTTTGAGTCTACATACCCCTATTCGTGACCCACAGAATTATAGTGCCGTACAGGAATGGCTGAAGGAAAACATTCCAGCTGTTACTGATGGTGCACCCGAGGCTTTCTTGCAGATGACCGCCTACAATAACTGGCGTAGGCTGATGCAGGAACGCCCGAATGACCCGCTAGTTTTGGCGATTGATAAGATTCCTACCGCGTTCCTAAACGTTGAGTGGGATAAAGCCGCTTACGCTTTTGAGGTCAAGTCAGCGGACATGGTTTCCGTTGAGTATCTTATGGAGTCGCTACAGTCCGCTTATGAGCTTGCACGTATGAAGCAGGCTGTTTTGAGGCTTCAAGATATTCTGCGTGAGAACAATGTTGAAGATGAAGCCTGGTTTATTACCGGCATTGATGAGGGCGTGAAGAAGTCAGCTGACAATGCGGGAGGCACCAACTACAAGCATTACCTATTCACTCTAGGCGCGCTTGGTGAATACGACGAAGACCCGTTCAAGATTCCACCTATGCGCGTTGCTTCCCTTGGTAACCGTCAGCAGGCAGACATGTATGTGAAGGCTCTACGTGCTTTCGGTCAAGGCGTTGTGTCTCGCGAGAAGCGTTTCATGGAAAGCGGTCTTGGCTTGAAGGGTTACCGTGTGGATGTTCAGGCTGTGCTTGATATTAAGTTCCCTGAGCTTGCAGAACAGGCTGAGCTGGTCAGTTCTCTAGTTGATTAGTTTTTTGAATATGTGATTTAGCGTTTCGCCAATGCTTGAACTTTTTGGGTTCTTTTAGCGGAACGCTATTTCTGTGCTTGGTCTAGTTTTGTTTTGGAGTGATTTTGTCCGTTAAAGTCAAGAATATTAAATGCACTACGCCCGTTAAATCGCGCTGTTTCGTTGTGGGTGGTCGCACTAGGATGTACCGTTCTGGTGGGTGCGATGGTGTGTCCATTCCTACGCATAACAGCGTGCTTCAACGTAACTTTGTTTTTCAGGCGATTATGCGCCCTGAGCATTGGCGTTTTATCGGTATCGACTTGAAGAAAGTTGAGCTTTCTGTCTACCGCCCTTATCTTCCAGTGGTTCTTGGTATTGCTACCACTCTTGAGGATGCTCTGACTGTTCTAAGGTTTGCCCAGCAGACCATGATGCAGAGGTATTCTCTTATGGAGGATATGCAAGTTAATAACTATAAAGACTTGCCGGAACCTGAAGAGGGTTCTTATCAGCGTCTTATGGTGATGGTTGATGAGGCGGCTGAGCTTCTTTCACCGACTGGCGTTAAGACCGATGAGGGTAAAGCTGATGACCTTTTGAAGGGCGAGGCGCTTACCCTGATTGGTTCTATTGCTCGTCTTGGTCGTGCGGCTGGTGTTCACCTTGTCTTGGCGATGCAGAGGCCTGACGCTAAGATTATTTCTGGTGAGATTCGTTCTAACTTTATGTGCCGTATTGCCGCTGGTAGGCTTACTGCCGCCGCGTCTGGTATGACCCTTGAGTCTGGTGAGGGCACTCTTATTCCTGCTGGTATTAAGGGTCGCGGCAAGGCTTACCTGAATGGTTCTATTGTGGACTTCCAGGGCTTCTATGCCGCTCCTGAGTATATTGATGAGTGGCGCGCCGCTAACCCTGTCCTTGCTGGTCTTGAGGAAGAGCTTATTGACATTGAGACTGAGGACGGTCAGACCGTGGTCTACACTGATGAGCTGGACGAGAATGGTAACCGCCGTACTTTGACCTTCGGTCAGAAGGCTGATGAAGATGCGGATGATACTGTCATGTCCACTTGGGGTGAAGACATGGAAGTTATTAGTGAGCACGGTAGCCGTGGACGCACTATGATTTAACCCGATTTGACTACCTTTTCTTTGGGGTAGGTAAAGCGGGGGTTATGTACCTAACATTCAGGTACATAACCCCCGCTTCGTTGTATGGTTACAGCTTAGGTGGCATCTTGTCGAGCAAACTATCTAGTGCTTTAGTGATAGCCGGTTCTGCCGCCTCATGGTCGTATCCTAGCCTCTGAAGTTTACCGTAGGTTCGGCGTAGCGCCTTATCCGTACTTCCCCATTCCAGTGGGGTCTTTGCAAGCTCTTTGACGAGAAGTTCTTCCGCTAGGCGCTCAACTTCTACATGGTTATCGCTCTCAGATTCCTGCAAAGCTTCCATAATGGTATCTTCGTCTACACCCTTGAGGGCGAGTTCCTGCCTAATAATTTCAGGTGACTTTCCTTTGCGGCGCATACTATAAACGTATTCTGCGGCGTAGTTTGCGTCATTCAGGAAACCCTCAGTAGTTAGGGTGCTGATGATTACTTCCAGCTCTTCCTCGGGTAGTTCCTGTTCTTCCAGGCTCTTGCGGATAACTGCTGTTGTGGTGGGGTACCGTGTTAGGCGGTTACGCATCTTATGGGTTAGCACTTCAATCTGTTCGATACTGCCGGGCATGAGGCGGGTTCCTTCGTTTCTTGTGTACTGAATGGGGTGGGGTACCTTTATTATACCCCACCCCACATTTTATGGGTTATGCGTCTTATTCTAGCCCACTGAGGAAGTCGTCGTCCACTTCCCCTGTTTCAGTGTCTACTAGACCGCCTACAGCGTTGGGGTCATGGTAGGTTTCCGGGTCGTAGTCGATAACGGGGTCATCGAACTCGGCGGCGTATGCGACATACTTGCGGTCTGGCATATAGGTTGCCGCCACCTTGTTACCAATTTCAAGGACAGCTTCGTAGTTCGCAGGGTCTTTAAACCATTTCTTACAAGCCTCTTCACCCTGGAGGAACATCTTGTTAGGAGTTTCCTTTTCACGGTTGCCCGGCGGGTAGGAATACCAAGCACCTGACTGCTTAACAATGTCCTGCTCGATAGCCATAGACAAAATGTTGCCGGTAGTGTCTACACCCTTACCGTAGGTGATTTCAAACTCAGCCATTTTGAAGGGGGGGGCAACCTTGTTCTTAACAATCTTTGCGCGGGTTCGGTTACCGATGGGGTTACCTGCCTTGTCCTTGAGGGTGGTTACACGGCGGATGTCGATACGTACTGATGCGTAGAACTTGAGTGCCTTACCGCCGGTAGTGGTTTCAGGGTTACCAAAGAATACACCAATCTTCTCTCGAAGCTGGTTAATAAAAATTGCGGTAGTGCCGGTTGCAGATAGGCGACCGGTAATCTTACGTAGCGCCTGGCTCATCATACGTGCCTGTAGACCAACATGCGAGTCGCCCATGTCACCCTCGATTTCAGCGCGGGGCACTAGGGCGGCTACCGAGTCCACGACTACAATATCCACAGCGCCGGAACCTACTAGCATGTCCATGATTTCTAGCGCCTGCTCACCCGTATCAGGCTGGGAAACTAGGAGTGAGTCAATGTCCACACCAAGGTTCGCGGCATATACGGGGTCTAGGGCGTGCTCAGCGTCGATAAACGCGGCGGTTCCGCCTGCCTTCTGAACTGACGCAACAGCCTGTAGCGCCACAGTGGTCTTACCGGACGATTCAGGGCCGTAAATCTCGACAACACGACCTGCCGGGATACCACCGATACCTAGCGCCATGTCCAGTGAGGGTGCTCCGAGGCTGATGGATTCAATGTCCAGTCCGGTTGCTTCACCAAGCTTCTGTACGGCACCGGCACCATAGTTCTTGTTGATAAGCCCAAGGACTGCATCGAGTGCCTTCTGCTTACCTTCTGCGTCTTCTACTTTTGTTACACCTACAGGCTTCTTAGCCAATGTGCTGTTCCTTCCAATGTTCCTTATACGGGGGACACCTCATGCTGTGTTTGCTGGGTGCGTATATCTATGATAGGTTTAAACGGCGTATCGAAATGTTGCACGTTTAATTCATAACAGGTAAGCCCTGTTATAGGCACCCTACAGTACCTCTACCCCCTCGCGAAAATGCTTAGGGTTACATATAACTGAACCGGGTTAGCTAACTATTGCTTCCAGTTTTTGATTCCCATACAAAGGTGGTGCTAATCTACACCTCGTCAAAAAATATGGGGCGGTTACGAAAACTGTAACCAAGGACGGTGGGTGCATTAGCTTACCTTCTTGAGGGCACTGGCAGTAATAATTTTACCTTAGCTCTGATTCTGTTGTTGGTGTTAATTATACACGTTCGAGTGATGTCCTGTACAGTGGGCTTGAGTGTTGGGTTTTGGGTTGGTTTTACCGATATAATTCTATGCATGATTACTGTCTTTAAGAAAAAACTTTCTGATAATGGTGAAGGTTCCACTGCTGAGCCTGTTGATGATTTCCCTGTGTGGCTTTATCCGATAGCACCTTGGCGTGCGCGCGGGCATTTGTCAAGCCCTGAAGTTGTTCTAGCTTACGGGTGCTACATTTCGAGTTGCTTGTTTGCCTTGCTTTTGGGGTGGCTGTTTTCGGGTATACCTGTTCCGTCTTTCATTGCGACTTCTAATGGTGTTGAGATGCTGGTTCTAGCCGCGATGCTTGCGTTTATTTCGTGTGGTGGCGCGTTCCTGTTTAATCAGGTTATTCCGGTCACTCATTCGCGTGGCTTCAGGTGGCTGTCTGGTTGGCGTGATTGGGGTAACTGGTGGCGTGGTCTTGTCGGTGGTGTGGCTGTTTTTGGGCTTGCTCTGCTTATTATGGCGGGCGCTAATGCTCTTTCAGGTGGCACAGGGGCTAATAATAGCACCATGTACACTGTTGGCAACCTTGGTGTTGTTGCGGGGTTCTTTGCAATTGTGATTCTGTCGCCGCTTTCTGAAGAGCTGATATTCCGTGGTATTATCCTTCAGCTTTCTTTGGCTGTTTCTAAGGTGCGCCCGTGGATGCTTATTGTCGGTCAGGCGCTCTTGTTTGCCCTGGTGCATGGTGTAACTTTCACGATTACTGGTGCCGCTTTGATTATTTACCTTTTCGTAATTGGTGCTGTTTTGGGTTACTTGTCGTATAAGCGTGCGTCGTTGGTTCCTTCTTTGATTGCACATTCAACGTTTAACTTCCTAGTGTTCGCCGTTCAGGTTTACAGTTCGGGCGTTCTGGGCTAGGTAGCACCACTACTGATATAATGGGCGGGTAAGGCTTTGCATAGGTCTTACCCGCCTTTGTTTTTATTAAGTTTCTACAAGATAGGCTATTTTCTGAATGTTGTCACCGGATAAGTCGCAGGCTTTGAAGTCTATTACTAGTCGCCCGCCACTCAAGTCGCAGATGCCCCCTTCTCTACAGCAGGGGTATGTCCTCACGCCTGCCGAGCGTGGTGCGCCGTTGCCTACGGTTATCACCTATAGTCCGGTAGAGTCTTTGAAGGCGGCTTTGGCGGCAATGCTGAGCCAGGGTAGCACCTCAAATGCTGATAGTGCCCCGTCAGACATGTTGCCTATCGAAGATGCAGGTATTACTACTGAGCCTACTGTGCCTATTGAGGACATTAAGGCGTTTATCACTGAGGATAGCCTCAAGGTTTCTGATTCTGAGATGCTTGCTAAACTTGCAGGTTCTAAGTTGTCGCCGTCTCTGGTTATGGCTCTGTATGGGTGCCATGCGCGTATGATTGTTCAGCGTTATAGTGCGGACTTTGGTATCGAGACTGATTCACCTGAGATGGTTCGCGGTAATGCGTTCCATGCGGTGTTTGAGAAGCTTATGCGTCTAGACCCGTCAGAGCGTACAGTGGAAGCCGCCCTAGAGTTCCTACCTACTGTTCTTGAGTATGAGAAGTATGGCCTCATCCGAGATGATGAAGAGCAGGTGAACTGGTTGAAGTCCACTATTGAGAAGGGCTTTAGTTTCCGTCGAATCGGTGCCCCTATTGAGACTCCGGCAGATGTTGAGCTTGCTGATGTTCCGGGTGACCGTTCCCCGTTGGAATACCCGGTATCTGGTCGTATTGGTGGCGCTTCTCGTGAGACGTTCGGGATTATTGACCGTGTAGCTGTAGGTTCTGATGGTATGCCGGTTATTCAGGACTATAAGACTGGTGCCAGGATGAAGGCTTATGAGCTTGAGGTTAAGAAGCGTACAGGTGATTTGAAGGGGCAGGTTGTTGCCCGCCTACCTAAGCGTTCTGTTGCTGAAGACGGTACTGTTTCGTGGCAGATGCCTGATGGTTTCGCTGAGGCTTTCCAACAGTACTCGTACATGATTCTTGGTCAGCAGAACGGTCTATCTGTGGAACATGCTGAGCTTCTTTACCCGGCGGTTGAAGATGCCACTAACGTTGCATCAGTTCCCCCGCTGGCAGTTGGCGATGATGTTTCACCTGTTGCCGCCGAGTTCGATTCTTGGGTTCGAGATGCTTACGGCGTTGCTGATAAGGCATTGGATGAGCTTTCGGATAGCGGCGAGTTCATGTACTCACCTTCGTTCTTGTGTTCTTGGTGCCCGCTTGCGAAGATGTGCCCTAAGTTCCAGCCTCTTGGTGGTAAGGGTGTGGCGGCGCGTGAGTCACAGCCGGATTCTATTCCTTTCATTTCAATGTAAGCCCACGCTATAGGCTTGGGTAGAAGATTTTTTGTTTGTTTATTTAGGAGACTATATGGTTACTTCCAGGAAAACCCTTGTACGTGCCGGTGCTACTGTTGCAGTCGGTCTTGTGGCGGGTGGCGCTCTTTCACCCGTAATCGCTGAAGAGCTTACACCTTCACCTACGGCTGTTGTTGCCGCTGGTGATACTGCCACCACTGGCACCAATTCAGAAGCTACTACCTCTGACACTGGCACTTCGTCTGCTATTACTTGGCACCTCACTGATGGTGGCGTGGTTTACTCTTCAGATTTGAATACCCGTTTTACCACTAGTTTGCAGGCTTCCGAGTCGTCATCTGATTATCAGGACGTAGTGATTTTCAATGATTCAGATGTTGTTAGCCCTTACACTTTCGTCTCGCTGGATGCTCTGCGTAATGCTGTCCAGATTCCCGAAGGTTTGACTTTCGGTAATCCGGCTGGTGGTAGTGGTGAGGTCGCTAAGGGTTCACGTCTCATTGAGACTGGTCTAGCTTCAGCTGATACTGTGGAGCCCGATAAGGATTACTGGTTCATTGGTGAGGTTAAGGCGCATGGTACGGCGCGTATTACGCTGACCAAGAAGGCTGAGCCTACCCCTGAGCCTACACCGGCACCGACCGAAGATACTACCCCCGCACCTACCCCTACGCCTACCCCTGATGCTGAGAAGAAGGATGAGTCACCTACTCCGGCACCGTCTGAGGACTCTACCCCGGCACCTAAGACCGAGGAGAAGAAGGCTGAGGAAGCTAAGGCTGTTCAGGAAGAGATTTCCAAGAAGGCTGATGCGGCTTACCGTGCCCCGGCACAGGCTGACATTCCTAACGATAACGCGACTCGACATGACACGCAGGGTCGTGTCGTGAGTACCGCACCTGTTGAGTCTATTAAGACTGATGCTTCTACAGGTACTACCGTGACTCGATTCACTGATGGTGGTTCTGTGACTACGGCTGATACTGGTGAGGTGGTTGAGAGTACTCTTGGTGGTACTGTGACTAACACGGGTACGCCGGTTGTTTCTGCTGTTCGTACTTCCACTTCTAATGGTGCGCCGGTTGTGAATGCTAGTGCGGTTAAGGGTCAGACCTTGCGCACGGGTGCCGCTGGTGTTGCTAATATCGGTGCTGGCATTTCCCCTGCGGCTATTCCTTTCCTTGCCGCTGGTCTTTCTGCTGGTGCCGCTGGTATTCTGATTGCTGGTTCGCGTATTAAGCGTTCTCGTCAGTCACGATAGTTTCTATTAGTAGTTTGTAACGGCGCTTATCTAGCTTTAGAATAGTTAGGTAAGCGCCGTTATGGTACCCCCATTTTTATACTTTTTGAAAGGCTGAATCCTTTATGTTTAATTTCCAGTTAAAGCCTTGGAAACGTACCCCTAGTACCCCCACCGTGCCAGAGGAGGAGCATGAGGGGGTGGAGGCTGTCGAATCTGAGAGTCCTGCTTGGTGGTCTAATAAGAAGGTCATTATCCCTGCTGTAGCGGGCTGTGTGGCTTCTATGGGCTTCTTTACTGGCTGGGGTGTACACTTGGGTGATTCAACCTATCTTACGCGCTCATACGGCACTGTAGGCGCGGCGGCTGATGGTATGTATAGTGGACTTGATGACCTGTTCGGTCTGAAAGCTCAGATTAAGGGCGACGATGGTCACGGGGGTAGTGTCACATACAACGGTAGCGATAGCATGGGCATTACTGATAAGGGTCTACTCTTTGCCCCTAAGCCTTCTACTGAGTTCCGTAATGCTTCTTGCCCTACATACCCTACGGCGGCTAATGGTTCTGGTAATGAGCCGCCTAATACTATGAATGGGCGTAGTGCTGGTTGGTGGGCACCTTCTTTGAAGTCTAAGCTTCAGGTTACTCAAGGGGCTAACGTTCTCCCGTCCGGTTTTAGTAATAATGAGGTGACGCTTCCTGCCGCCCCTAATGGTATTTGGTACGCTTCCGGTTCGCCGTTGAGTTCCAATTCTGGTGCGTCTATTTTGGCTGGTCACATCAATTTGAATGACGGCAATTTGTCACCCTGGGGTTACCTGCATCGCCTGTCTGAATGTTCGCACGTGTTCATGAATGACGAGACGGGTGCGCGTCGTGAACTTGTAATTACAGGAATGTATCTTGTGAAGCAGGAAGATTTGGCTTCCCATACTGAGCTTTGGCGTAAAGATGGTGACAAGAAGGTTTACCTTATCACCTGCTCCGGCTCTTCCATTGGTGAAGATGGAACGTCTGCATCTTCTACATTCCTATTCAATTATGAATATAACCTTGTGGTTGAAGGTACACCCGTAGATGGTGCGTACCCTAAGCCTACGCCCACTACTGAGGGTGTACGTAAGCCTGTGGTCACTGAGATTCCTTCTACTGAAACTCAGGCACCCGCGCCTACGGAAACTTCCGCAACCCCGGCGACACCTGTAGCCACTGAGCCTACCCCGGCACCTGCTAGTGAGCCTGCAACAAGCCCTACTGCTATTCCTACGGTTGAGCCTACCCCGGCACCTGCGGCAACAAAAGAGGTTAAGTCGGTTACCCCGATTTCTCGCACCCCGGTTAAGTCGGAAGCTACGGCTGGCACGGTTGTTGTTCAACCGAATCAGAATGTTGCTTCTAAGGAGCCGGTTAAGAGCGAGAATAAGTACGCTACAGCTTCACCTTCGGCTACCCCCACTCCTTCACCTTCACCGTCCACGTCTAGTGTTAGGTCGATTCGCCGTAATTAGCTTGCTATCTGCTATGTGTGCCTTAAATTACTTCTACATTAAGGTTTAATATTTATGGCACACGAACAGATTGCTTTGCTAGATGAAGGTTTCAAGGCTAATTGGGCTGAGAAACAGTTCCAGAATAACCACGAAGACCGTTGCCCGGTGGTCATGATTTACGACTGCTCAGGTTCTATGTTCATGGGTGAGCACCCCATGATTGAAGAACTGAAGCGTGGTCATGAGCTGTTGCAGGATGAGTTGGTTAAGGACTTTGTAGCTTCGACTCGTGCCGATATTTCGTACATTATGTACGGTGCTGATGTTGCACCACCTACCATGTTCGCAACACCTGCTGAGGTTGCTGAGCCTGGTTCTTCAGGTGAGCTTGAGTCTGTGGGTGTGAACCCTAAGTTTAATCAGCTTAACTTTGAGCCTATGGGTGCAACGTCTACGAACGCCGCTATCCTAGCGGCAATGGATGCTATTGAAGAGCGCCTGAAGCATTACAATAAGGACGGCGTATCGCACTATGCGCCTATGATTTTCCTTATCACTGATGGTTGGGCTACTGATAATGATGACCCGCACCCCACAACTGCGGGTAAGACTATTCAGGATTATGTGGTGGAACGGCTAGGCGATAAGATTAAGAATCACCGTTGGATGTTTATGCCTGTTTATATTCCTTCAGGGGATAAGGAATGGGATATGAAGACTTTTGAGACGTTGAACGCTTACCCGTCTTCACCTAGTAAGACTCCTATTCCTTTGGCACCGGGTAAGATGTTGAAGTTCTTTGAATGGCTTTCTGCTTCGGTTCAGACTCGTTCCGCTTCTCGAACTGATGAGACGGTTAGCTTCCCGTCACCTGCTGGTGCTGATAGTGATTTCAACTGGGTTATGACTGGTAACTAGTCGGCTATTGTTATTTTTAGGGGCGGGTGGTCTTGTGTGCCGCCCGCCCCTGCTTCTTTATTCACTTATTTACGATATTTAGGATTATATTTTTATGACCGTTAAGCTTTCTTACGACTGGTGCCTAGCGTCTGGTGCTACTACCCCTAACCCGTACACTCATGATGAATCAACAAATCAGGACGCTTATGGTTTCTGGGTTGATGAGGCAGGTCGTGGCGTTATTGTCGCTTGTGATGGTGCTGGTTCTTTGGCTCGTTCTCGTGAGGGTGCCCGCCTTGTTGCTGACGTTATGGTTTCTGAGGCTCGTGCGGCTTTGGAACTATTCACCCCCTCCGGTTCAGTTGAAGGTGATTCGTTTGCGTTGAAGGAATTGCTTCTCAAGGCTCTTTCTATTTCGATTAGTTCTGTTCGTGGTTCTGAGGATTTCCGTCAGATGGGTTGCACTGTTGCGGCGGCTGTTTTTTGTGAAGAGTCGTTTGCGGTGGTAACTCTTGGTGATGCGTTTGTTGTTGTGGGTGACCATTCCGATTCGGCACCGTTCTATCAGTCGTATGTTGAGTATTGGGATTCGCCTAATATTACTTCGTTCACGTCTAACGATAGCCCAAGGATTCTTGTTTCGTGGGGTTCAGGTGCTACATGGTGCTTGGTTTCTTCGGATGGTTTGAAGAATGTGATGGTTACTCCTGCGTCTGCTGACGCTCAAGAAGAGGTTGAGGGTAACCTGTTTGTAGGTGATGATATGCCTCTACAGTTGATGCTTCTTTCACCGGGTCAGGCTGGTGGTTTCCTTGAGTTTCTTGAGTCAAATAAACGCCTCACCGATGATACGACTTTCGCGATTGCTGGCTGTCTGAATAAGGGGCAGGATTCGGCGTTGCGTATTCATCATAGTAAGGTTCAGGTTGTGCCTGAGTTTGAGGAAAATAATAGGCTTGTGTCTAGGTTCCGTGAGGTGGAAGAGTAGTAGTGACAGATTATCTAGTTAAGCTTCATGATGGTTCTACATTTCCTGTTTCTTTGGATGATTCGCCGCTAGGTAAGGGTGGTGAGGGTGCCGTCTATCCGGTAACTCAGATTGCTTCGCCTGTTCTTGGGTCTGCTGGCTCTCTGGTTGGTAAGATTTACCATGATGATGAGAGTAAACGTCCTGAGCGTGAAGCTAAGTGTGTTGCCATGCTTGCTAGTGTCCCGGATACTGATTCTATTGTCTGGAATTTGGGAAACCTATACCGCAAGGACGGTGTTTTTGCCGGGTTTTTGATGAAGCGGTTGCAGATGGACACTTACGAGACGTTCATGGCTGTTGCCCACACGTTGCACCGTAGGCGTTTGTTCCCTGACTGGTCTATCATGCACGCCCTTCTCATGAGCAGGAATGTTGCCGCCGCTGTTGATGCGGTACATGCGGTTGGGCATATGGTGGGTGATATTAACGAGTCTAATATCCTGGTGTCTAAAGATACTACTGTCCGTATCGTTGATGCTGATAGTGCGCAGATTACGGCAGGCGATAAGGTGTACCCGTGTACTGTCGGTAAGCCTGAGTTCACGGCACCTGAAATCAGTGAGGGTAGTTACCGTGACGTTGAGAATAGGCGCACGGTTGCTACTGATATGTTCGCGTTCTCTGTCATGCTGTTTAATGCCCTGATGGGTCGAACGCACCCTACTTCCTGTATTCAGGAGGGGGAGAAGCTGGATGTGGTTAAGCTGATTCAGCGTAGTATCTATCCGACGTTTGTTCCGTCGTTGCCGAAGGGTTTTAAGAAGAACCCGAAGCTTGAGTATGCGGCTATCCCGTCTCGTGTCCATAAGCTGATTGGGCGTGGGTTGGATGCTGACCCGGCTAAGCGCCCGTCTTTTGATGAAGCTATCGCTGTTCTTGATGAGTTGTTTACTCGTAATGGTTCGTCCTATAAGTATTTGAAGCAGTGTAAGGTTTCCCCTTTGCACTGGTGGGATGTTCGAGATAGTAAATCTGTTTGCCCTATGTGCCGGTTTGAGTCTCAAAACCCTGGTGGTGACATTTGGGGTAAGGGCACGTCTGATAAGGATATGGCGGCTCTAGCGGCTAAGGCTGTTAAGAAGCATGAGAAGAAGACGGCTAAGGCTAAGAAGAAGGGGCTTGCGGCTACCCCGGCTAATGCAACAAATTCGCAAGGTAAGCCGCGCGGTTACAGGTACGCACAAACCCATAACCCAGGTACATCTGGAACATCTTCCACGACAGCACCAACAACACCAACACCGGCACCCCAACAGTCGCAAGCTAACCTTGGGCGACAGCCAGGAGAACCTGAAGAGCCGCTAATGGTGAAGAAGAAAATGGCTGTTGGTAACGGCATGGGTGGTCTAGAGGCTCGCCCTAAGATTGGTACGCTACTTCGCATGGGTGAGTTTAAGTTCGCTTTTAATGCTCTAGCTTGGGAGAACCGTAGCACGTTGCCGTGGCTCTCCAAATACCATGCTGTGCCTATATGGTGGGCAGACCTACTAGGTAGCATCTTGGTCGTTGCTGGACTATATTTTGCGTCACCCGCAATTGTTTCGGCTATTGCGAAGTCAATTTTTGAAGGTGGCGTTATCCCGTCCGCTATCTTCCCGATAGCCTATGGTTTGAAGATTGGGTTGTGGCTTGTACCGGCTATCGCCTTGAGCATTAGGTTCCTATGGGGTCTAGGCTTGTGGTTTGTTCGTGCCCGTGAAGTAAAGACGTTCGGGTACGGCACTGTTGTGTTCCAGAGCCCCGCAAATACGTTTATGGGTGTTTTGGGTACGGCTTTCTTTTCAGGTATTGCTGTGCCGTTGGCAACTATCATATTCGCGCTGTTTGCTAGTGTGGCTTGGTTTATTGAACAGGCGTTCAAGCATGACCGACAGATTAATCCTTAACGATTCATAATTTCTTGTGCTATAATCTAGTTTCGGGTCGCCCGAAGGTGGGAGGTTCTTCTACCGGAGGGCGACCCCTGTTATGTATTTGAGTACCCACATCTAGTGGTTACTCGATGGTTTTATTCTTTCATGGCGTTATCGCCCCCGCTGTTGTGGGGGTGGAGAAACCAGATGTTTCCCCTGGTAGGGTGTGACGACCCTCCTTGCCAGGTTGCTGTGTCAGGGTTAGACTATCAAGACGTACAGAGACAGAAGACCCCTAAATGGGGTTGGATACGAAAAGACGCTTTGAGGAGCACTAACTACAATGAATAAGAAAAGCAAACTACTACGTCGTTCTGCCGCCGCTCTAGTTTTGGCGGCTACTAGCGCAACTATGGTTGCGCCTGCCTCGCAAGCCGCTGATTTGGCGACTTGGGAGAAGCTGGCTCAGTGTGAGTCAGGTGGTAATTGGTCTATCAATACCGGTAATGGCTTTTATGGTGGCCTACAGTTCACGCAACAGTCGTGGAATGGTGTGGGTATGTCTGGTTCACCTCAGTATGCTTCTAAGGAAGCTCAGATTGAAGCTGGTGAACGTCTTCTAGCTGTTCAGGGTTGGGGTGCTTGGCCTGCGTGTACCGCTAAGCTTGGTCTTTCGGGTGCGGCTACTCCGACTTATACTGACCCGTCTAATGCTACTGTCAAGTCTGCTACTGTGGTTGCTCCGCAGTCTAATGTTCAGACTCCTGTGGCTTCTAATACTTATACTGCGCCTGTTGCGCCTGCTGTTTCAGCACCGGTTGCTACGGTTGAGGCTCCGGCACCTGTCGTTGAGTCGCCTGTAGCTTCGGCACCTGAGATTCCGGCTCCTGCTACTGTGGTTGAGCCTGCTGTTGTTTCTCAGCCTGTTCCTGTGGTTCAGGCTCCGAAGGTTGCTTCTAGCACTTATGAGGTTGTTAGTGGCGATACGCTTTCTTTGATTGCGGCTAAGCTTGGTGTTGCTGGTGGTTATAAGGCTATCGCGGATGCGAATGTTGATGTCATCTATGATGTGAACCTTATCTTCCCTGGTCAGGTTCTCAACATTCCGTAAAGCTTATTTTGTTTTTTAATTGAATAAGGTTTAACCCCCGCCTTCTCGGTTGAGTTAGGCGGGGGTTATCTGTATGTCTTTATGATTATTGGCTTAGTAGTACATGATGGGGTAACCGTCGATAGTTTCCGGCTCTTCAGCACCCAAAAGGGGTGTACGGTTGCTGGCGTTGTTAATCCATGCTTCGATTTGGGTGCGGGCGTATTCTTCTTCGGCGGCTTGCTGTTCTGCGGTCATGCCGTTGTCGTAGTCGGTTTCGCCCCATACGTAGCTTCCATCGGCGCGGCGGTAGTAGCCGTTTTCGTCTACGGTGAGGGTGTCGTCAGCGTCCCAGGGTGCAACATTGGTGGTTGCGGTGGTTTCGGGTGCCGCCTGTGCTTTTTCGTTGCGTTCTGCTAGTAGTTGGCGGATAGTCCTATTGACCTGGGTGTAGTAGTCGTTCATGGTGAACTGTCGGCAGTACCATTCGTCGCTCTTGCCGCCGTTGGTGCCGGTGTGCGGGTAGGTGTAGTTGCCGTCTTCGTCCTTGATGCGGACGGGCGGGACAATAATGTTCTTGTTCCAGTTTTCGGTGGTGTTTACAATCACCTGCCCTGCGTTGAGGGCGGCAACGTATGCGTAGTGTTCGTTGGTGCCGTGCTTCAGGGTGATAATTTCGTCTTCGTCACGGCGGGCGGTGAGCACGTCAAACTCAGCATGTGCCACAGCAGGCATAGTGCTGGTGCTGGTGGTTACGTGCTGTTCAGTTTCAGTGTTCGGTTCGTTTACTACGGGTGCGTTACCGAAGGTGGTGTCCTTGCGGGCGGCTTTCTTGCTGGTCGGGATAGATGCCGGGTCAGCTACGGGTAGACCGTCGTCAGCCTTCTTCAGGTTCGAGTAGGTTGCGGTCACCTGACGTGCGGGTACGGGTTCTTCGAGGAGCTTCGGGTCGTTCTTGATAGCCGCTTCAACGTATGCAGTCCAGTTGCCGACGGGCTTAACGTTGCCCTTCTCGGCGGACGCGATGTAGCGTTCCATGACGGTATCAACGATTCGTTCCCATTCGTCACTGAGGGCGGGTAGGAACTGGCCGGTGATGTTCTCAACCTTAGTGGATAGTAGGGCAAGGTTCACGGCACGGTAATTAGACCCTTCACGCTCCGCCTTGACGGGAACCAGGACAGGCTCACCTTCAGCGGCGGCTTCGTTCAGGGTTGCACGGTTCACAGATGCCTTGATAGTGGGGGATAGGGTGCTATCGGCAGGGGCGGCAACCGGGGTAATAAGGTTCTGGGTGAAACGGTAGAAGTTCACCACGAAGCCTTTGAAGCCCTTCTTATTGCCGTGACCAACCAGGGAAACAGTGTCCTTGGAGCCGATAGCAACAAACAGGGTACGGACAGCTTCTACAGCCTTACGGTACGTTTCGTAGGTCTTGTGGATAGTGTTAGCGAAAGACGCGAACTGTCGAGTCATGTGCTTCCACGCAACCCAAACACCGGTCTTCTTCTCAGCTGAACGCTGGGTAGAGGCGCGGGCAACCACGAACGCAAGAACGTCGAGTGCCGCCGCTGAGCTACGCACAGCCTTACCTTCCCACATGTCAGACGGGATAGCAACAATGTTGCCGCCGGTAACGTATGAGAAGTACTCCTCAGATACCTCTACACGGGTAACCGGCATAGGGTTACCCTCAGACGCGAAATGTACACCCATAGCCGGGTCGTCCGGGTTAGCCGCAACCGAGAAAGCGTGAAGAATTTCACCCTCCGAGCCGTCCTTAGTGCGCTCACGAATAACGGTACGCAAGCCAAGGCACAAGCGGAACACCTCAAGGGCACGCTGGCAACCATTAGAAGACAGCGAAGGTAGACCCACCGCACGAGCGAGGGTCTTAGCCTGAGAAGGAATGAAGAACTCACGGCTACCAGTCTCAATAACACGAGACGCAATGTAAGCCATGCAACGACGAGCCATAACACCCGTAGGCATCTCAACCACCGTAGAGCCGTCCAGCAGACGCACAGCGGACGGCACATGCTGAACCACGCGAGCCAAAGAAGAACGCTCCCACACACCAGTGGCATTAAACGCCTTACCAGACGCTACAGAGTGCGCCGAAGTAGGCAGGCCACCATGAACATAAGCCAACGGGTAAGCCCAAGACTCACGGGAAACAGGGCCAAGCTCAGCAGAATCAGGCTCCATGTCAGACAGGAAGTAACCGTCAGAATCAGCCACACTATACGGGTGATACTCATAACCCTGGGCGGCGGCTTCACGCTTACGCTCAGCATGAGCAAGCACAGCGGCACGGCGAGCCTTCTCATAGGTAGACTCAACGGTAACGCTAGGTGTTTCAACCTCAGTGAAGACAGCAGAATTACCCGCCGGAGACACGGGCATTACACCAGTGTTGGCGGGTAGTAGGTCAGATGCGGCAGTCATGTTTTTGTCTTGGCTCCTCTCTATGGGCTAGGGGGTTTCTTCTTTCTTCGGTTCAACATGTGTTGTTGAGTTATAAGTCTAACATCGGGTTTAGTCCGCAGTCCAGTCGGTTCTTACTATACACCTTATTAAGAGTGTGTCATAAGTGAAATATGACCTAGACCTGCATGTACACCATTATAAAGCATTTCTTATTCCTCCTCTTCAAAAACCCACCCCAGAAACCAAACACACCCCATCAACCCATACACCGACTTCTAAGAATCAATCCAAATCCCCAGCCCAATCCAATAGGTGAGATTACCGCACGTCTCGCGCACGCGCGTAATAATCTTTATCCCTATCTATAGTCACACCACCCCAAAACACGCCCAGAGCCCTGGTATTACAAGGCGGCGGCGGTCGTTGCCAGTGACGGAAACTCCCAAATAGTCCCCGGTAGAGCCCTTATAGTCTCCCCCAAATAGTCCCCGCAAACTCCCAAATAACCACCCCCAAAGAGCCCTAATAGTCCCCGAAGAATCCCCTATAGTCACTCATAAAGCCCTTAGAGTCTCTATGAGCACCCCTATAACCCACCTATCACCCCTTATGGTTACCGAATCATCCAGCAGAAGTCCCCGATGCGACCTATTTAGTCACCAGGAAGCCCTAAAGGTCACCCAGCATTAACTGTTACGAACGCCACATTTAGTTGAGTTGCAATGATGCTGTACGGCGTGATACACTTTTACATGTAAGCAATCCTCCTGTATGGGTAGTTTCTTACAGTTTTTCTAATTCAACATGTGACTCAGAGCCCCGGTACGGAATGTGCCGGGGCTCTGAGTTTCTTGTGGTAATCTAGATATGAATCAGTGCTACCCCTGCCACACTACAGGCAACGTGTTATACTGAAAACGTAATAGACAAATACTCTTATAGGAGAAACACTCATCATGAGCCACCCCATCACTGAAAGCAAAACCCCCATCATCGTGCTAAGCAAGAACGCCTGCGTACAGTGCAACATGACCAAGCGACACCTAACCAAGGCACTAGGTGAACCGTCCGAGCAGACCTGGGAAATTCTAAATATTGAAGAAGACCCCGCACTCTACGAATACATCACCAGCACCTACGAGGTAGCGGCGGCACCCGTCATCCTTCTACCCGGACGCAACCTGGAACGATACACTGAGATTGCGCCCAACGCGGCAAAGTATAAGGAAGCAACCGATACTGTCTACTTCACCGGCTTCGTACCCGCACTACTAGACAAGGCAGTAAGCGAACTTGCTTAACGAGTAGAACCAACCTCAACACGTAAGCCCCGAGAGGAACCCAACCCCCTCGGGGCTTACGCCCCACAAATCAACGGATAAGGAAAACATAAAACATGATTCCCACCAAGTACTACCTGCTGTACGCAAAGATGCACACCCGCAAGTACACTACCGCAACCTACAAGCCCAGCGACCCCACCGAAGAAGTTAGGCGCAAAGTGCAAAAGGCGGGAGCAGGTATTGCCTGTTATGTGTCAAGTCATGGTGAAGTAGGTATGACATCTATCCACGAAGGTGAACTATCCACTAAGTATGGTGTAGATATTGTACTCACCATTGAGAACCCTGAAACTAATGAGATTCGCACCCTGACCGTACCCCGTGAAAAGGTAACCGTCTACCGCAACCTAATCGTCACAGATGCTCCCTACGTCTTCGTAGGCATCGACAAGGAAACCAACGAACCCAATTACGAAATTCATGTAGGTTCAATGATTCAAGATGATGTAATCAACCTACTGCACCCCACTGAAGAAGATTAACACCCCCAGGTAGAACCTGAACGAACACGCAAGGAGAAAAAGATGCGCTACCCGCAAGAGCTAATCCAGAAAGTGCGAGAAGCACACAAGATTGAAACACTCTTCGAGGAAATCACTGGCGCACGCCTCCAACGTTCAGGTTCTACCTACAAGACCCTATGCCCCTTCCATGACGAACGCACCCCATCCTGCATTGTGAACCCCACCACAGGAACCTATAAGTGCTACGGGTGCCACGCATACGGCGACGTAATCACCCTCATCATGGAAAAAACCGGCGCAAGCTTCGTAGAAGCAGTGCAAAACCTAGCCGAAAGCGCAACACCCCCCATCCCGCTACCCACGGACAACAACACCGCAACCGTGGTCAGTAACCGTAAGCTCAAAGAAATCACCGCCGCCGCCTGGGAACACTACCGAAACCTCTACAAAGAACTACCCGAAGACCACCCGGCACGCACGCAAATCACAAACCGAAACCTCAACCCCAACAAGCCCTACTACGGCTACGCACCCGGCGGCAACAGCCTAACCAACCACCTCAAAGAACACTACACGGCACAAGAACTAACCCTAGCCGGAGTATGCGGACAAAACAGCGAAACCGGAGAACTATACGACTTCTGGCGAAACCGCCTCATGTTCCCCATCACGGACATGCAAGGAAACCCCGTATCATTCACGGGGCGCGCACTCGACCCCGAAGAAACCCGCAAATACGTAAACGGCAAAGCAACCCCTATCTTCCAAAAAGAGAAACTACTCTATAACCCTGACATCATCACCGCCAACCAGCGAACCAGGGAAACCAAAAAAGCAATCATCGTAGAAGGCCAATTCGACGTAATCGCACTCTACGAACACGGATACCACAACACCTACGCAACCAGTGGAACCGCAATCACAAAACAACACATCAACACCCTAACCCGACTCACCAGCGACTCGGGTACAATCACATACCTACTCGACGGCGACAAAGCAGGCCAAAAAGCCCTAACCGCCGCCTACCACGTCGCACCCGAACATCAAACCCAATCATGGGCAACAACCCTACCCAACAACCAAGACCCCTGCGACTACCTCAAAGAAAACACCACCGAACAATTCGCGCAATACATCCACAACAACATCAAACCCCTAACCATCGCCGCGCTCAACGTTCAGGCGAACATTAACAACCCCATAAACCCGGCAACACAACACCTATTCCTCCAAGAAGCGGCAAACATCTACAACAACACCCCCACCCCGGCAAACAAAAAACTCATCATCAACCACGTAGCCGCCCTAACCCAAACCACCACCTACCAGGCAGAAAAAGCCCTAACCCAAACCACCACCAAACCAACCCGAACCGAACCCAAACACGCCCCCAAATACACAGAACTACAAGACCTAGAAACCCTAACCCCCCAACAACAAGAAGAATACGCGGCAACCCAAGCACTCATCAGCCAAGGCGACCGTGAACTACGCGCCGCCAAAAAACTACTACACCTATCAATCTACTACGGAACCAGCAACCTACTCATCCAACCCGAAACCTGGAACCTACTACCAGTAACCGTAGCCAACCTATACAACGAGTGCGTAGGACTAAACCGGGCAGGCAAACAATACCACCCCGGCAACTTCACCAACCCCGCCGTCGCATCACTCATCATCGAACCCACCGAAGCAGACAGCACACCCCTAACCCTAGAAGAAGCCACCCGCGAGTTCAACATCACCGCCCGAGCACTCAAACGAGCACACCAAAAACGAACCCGCACCCGCACATAACACCCCAGGCGCTATACCACACCTAACATTTAAAATCAACATCAAATGAAGAGGTGAGTATGAGCGAGTACGCCGGGCTGGAAACAACCCACCAAGGAGAACAGGAAGGCCACTCAAGCGGTGGCAACAAAAACGGTTCAAGTAAATTCCTGAACTTCCTAGTAGTCCTAACCCTATTAGTCCTATTCAGCAGTAGCATCATCACGGCGCTACTAGTGGTAGGGCTCGCGTACTATCTCCTAACCCGAAAACTCATGATGCGACCAGCTGAAGCAGGGCTCTACCTATCAGGTATCGCCCTAATATCAGCTATCCTATGGTGGGTAACCGGCGCACCGTCAATCTTCACAAGCACACTTGACGCGGCAATTAACCGCCCCGGCACCTACTTCAAGCACCACAACCTCATAGACCTACTAGCAACCCTTTCATACCCCCTAGCACTCATTGGTCTATTCATCGGGTCAATACTAGGATTCCTACTAGTCAGCAAAATCTACTCAGACTACAAGCGATTCCCCGAAATTAAGTACATCAACAATCACTGGATGTCAGAACGTAAATTCCAGTACCGCCCAACCCTAACAAGTCGAATCAAAAAGAAGAAGCTCGAACAGAAACTAGAGTCAGGCGCAAACTTCGTACTACCCGGTGAGCTAGGCAAGAACGCGCCCGCCGGTATCGCACTAGGAATTGACGAACTTAAAGGCGTAGTAGAATACTTCACCACATCAGAAGTATGCCGCAACGTCCTCATCATCGGTGCACCCGGTTCCGGTAAAACCGTCACCACCGAAAGCCAAATCAGGGTAAACGCAAAGCTAGGCATCACTAGCATTGTCGTGAACATGAAATCCGACCTAGACCTAGCACGCAAACTAGCCAAATACAGCGGCGACGAAGGAATCGCCTTCTACCACTTCACACAGAAAACACCACACACAGGACGATACGATAACGACTACAACCCCTACGGCCAAGCGTTCATCGACCCATTCTCCAACCTCACCAACTCAGAAAAAGTTGGACTAGTCCTAGACTTCCAGGAATACAAGCAAGAAGCACAGAAATACAAGAACGAAGTGCGTAACACCCTGCAAGTCCTCGTGAACTCAGTAGAAGAGCTAGAAGAGTACGCAAAAAATCTTAAAGAAGAAGACCCGGCACAATACCGAATCTTCGTAGAAGACGTTGAAAAAGCCGGGCTCGTCTGGAACCGAGGCCCATTCCGACTATTCCACAGCGCACTAGTACACCCCGAAGCCCTAGCAAATAACCTGCCAGCAGGCAACGAAACCGGCGAAAAACTGCAACGACGAATCCTCGAAGGAAAATCAGGAACCATCAAAGAATCCTGGACAACCCCCCGAGGCAACATCGAAACAGTTATCAACTCATCATTTGGTGCGTGGATAGGCTACCCCCTCAACGGTGAACCATTCATTGACCTTGACCTCATTACAGACCCCGAAAGCCCTACAGCAATCGTGCTGTTCGACTTCAACGCGGACTCTGAGAAAGAAACCAGTGAATATCTAGGTAAGATGCTAACCAGTATCATTACCGCACTATCAGCTCACCGACGCACCAAGCAAAAGACAAGCAACCTTATTCAAGTATTCTTTGATGAGGCACAGTCAGTGCCGCTAGTAGCCCTCAACGGCATCCTAGAAAAAGCACGCCAATCAAAAATTGGTCTACAGCTTGGACAGCAAAGCCTAAGCCAGATTACCGAAAAGAACGGCATCGAAGGACTCAAATCCCTCATGGATAACACCAACACCATTATCGTTCTACCCGGCATGAAAGGCACCACAAACGCCGAAATCATCTCAGGTATCGCCGGTGAAGTAGAAAAAACCGTCTACGAAGTCTACGCAAACACAGACCTCGTATGGTGGAAAAACTTCATCCGCTGGGACGACGTGCGCCGCTACTCAAAACGCGAATACAGGACAACAGAACCTCGAATCCCCAAGGGAGAACTCATCAACCTCCGAGCACCAAACCCGGAGAACAACGAGTACTACACCGAGGCAATGATTATCCGACGCACCCCCGAGTACGACCCCAAAGATAGGTGTGAAAAGCTAATCTACAGCGGCAAAAAAGTTCACGTAGTACACCCGAAAGAAGTACTTACAAAACTGCCCGCCACACCACCCGAAGGGACACTACCACCAGCGGAACCCCACACATTGCCACCTCTAGAAGAAATAGAGCTACCGGCACTACCACCAGCACCCAAAAAAGAAAGTGAACCCGAACCAGTAACCACAAAACCAGAACCACGACAGCCCAAGAAGCCAGGTACCACACCAAAGATTCAGGAACCCAAACAGACACCAAAAGCTGTAGAGCCGGAACCTGAAACACCACAAAAAGCACCCGAACCTAAAGCTGTTAAGAAGCCAGGAACAGTAAGGCAAGCACCAAAAATCACGGTGCAACAGCCTGCTATAGTAGCGGAGACTAAAGTGGCGGGTGACACTAAACCCAAAACCGAAGTTCCAGCTAACCCAAGGGCAAGCAAAAATAAACCACAGGCACTACCGCCCAGGGAGCGCCCTAAGCCTAAACCCCGAACACGACACGGAGTAATTGCACAAAGTGTTCAAGACCGATTTAACGTAAGCAACGAGGAGCCCACCGATGGGGATTAACATCAGGAAGCCCGGCGGCGACAACAAGATAAAAGTCAAACCAATACCCGCCGCCAAACAAAACCTAGTCTTCAACGACACCGAAAAGCCTAGCGTAACAGATACCACCACAGGTAAAACCTACGCGCTAAGCTCACGTAAAGTAAAGCGTGACGGTAAGAAGTGGACGAAGACGTGGGCAATCGGTCTTATCGCGGCGGTCATCCTCATCATTCTAACGCCTATTATCGTGCTACTCACACAGCCTAAACAGCTAACACGAGCAGACATTGCAAGCGTAGTGCGAGTAGAAGCAGGAATCAACGGGTTCAACCGTGAAGCCGGTGAAGACATCGCTATCGGATTCGTCAAGTCCTACCTATCGCTAAAGACTGACGAAACATCGGATAAGCAACTCAGCTGGTACCTATCAGGTGACACGCTATCTGACAACACATCAAGTGCAACAACCGCTGGGCGAACAACTACCGGCAACGTTAGCCAGCAGGTCATTGGTACCCCCCGAGTAGTGCGAGTTATCCCGCACACCAACCCGGCACTAATGACCTACAGGGTAACCGCCCTAGTAAAGCCAGCAACCGTCGGTAGCAACAACAGTATTGCCAACGCATCCAAAGCCGCGAACTCAAACGGAAATACAACCGACGAGCTCAAGCAAATCACCCTGTCAGTGACCATTGGCTACGACAGTGCAACCAGCAAATACTATGTTGCAACCCCCAGCCCATCAATTGTCCCGTCATCAATCATGGGAAGGACGCAGAACCTAATCCAACCCAAGAATATTCCCGGCAGTAAAATCCAGAACAACCAAGACATCACCAACACCCTCAGTGGCTTCTTCAAAGCATACACAGTAGCAAGCCCCGACAAGCACGGTGACCTTGACCAGTTCATCACCAACACAAAGAAAGCAAACTTCGCATCAGTAGGCCTATCCGGTGCATACACCATCAATACAGGCGATATTAGCTACTCTGCATACCAGCAGGATAACGGGCAAATCATTGTCAAGGTTAAAGTAATCCTAATTGATGAAGTGGGCGGCACCACTGATATAGACACTAATGAGCGAGCAAAGCAAAGCATTTCCTACCCTGTGGAATACCTAGTAACACTAGACCCGCAGAGCAACGGAAAGTACCTGGTATCCAACCTTGCACCATACGTGTACGACACAGATACCACAAACATCGCAACTAATAACTAGAAGAAACCCGAAAGGCATTTTCTTAGCATGATACTAAGCACACTACTACCAATACTGCTACCAGCAGTCTCACTTAAAGCACTCGGACTAAGCATCCTCGGCGCAGTCGCACTATTTGCACTCGTCGCTGTATTCTGGACAGCTAAGAACGGTAACGTGCGAATGATGATTATGTTCCTCGCCCTCCTGGGTGTTACCTTCATTTCACTGTACTTCGTCAATCAGATTCAAGAAGGCGAAAACTCAGCTATCGCCCAGGCAGGTGGTAAGGCAGTTGAGGGTGGCTTCCAGGGAGCCGCTAATGGCTCATGGTAGCCCAAACCTGGATTACTGAATAAGTAGATAGAGAAACAGTACCGGCGGGCTATGACTACATAAATAAGTCACAGCCCGCCGGTTTTGCCCTATAAGACACATAACCGTACAAGAAACACTAAGGATTGTAAAAGGTACCCCAATGGCTAAAGTACGTCTCACAAACCCCCTCAAGAAACTTGCAGGTGAGGCACCCCTAGCGAAGACCACACGCGGACGCAACCCTCGCCGCCTCAACCTACCCCAGAAAGCAATCGTTAAAAACCTCATCTTCACCGAAGACGAGGTGTGGGCTTTCTACCACATGTCCGCCGCGCAATACGACTTTGAATCAATCGACTCAAAAACCCGGCTAATCACCCAAGCATCAGAAGCATACGCAAGCCTAACCACGCTAGGTAGCATGGCTGGTACCGTACATGTCATGCCATTCACCATCCCCACACCAATCAATGCGGAAGGTGTAATCGCCACAGCCTACAACCATGCACAAAGCATCAAGAACCCCATGTATAACGAAATCATGAACAGGCAGAAAGAGTGGCTAGACAGCCACAACTACCTGGAACATCACGCATACCTCGGGGTTAAGCTAGGTGACCGCCGCGACTTCTCTAAAAGCTTCACCGAAGACGAAACCGAAGAGGTAAACATTAAGGAAGATAGCCAGCTCAAGAAGAACATTATCGAAACAGGTGTAGAAGCAGAGAAAATTATCAAGAACTATGCCCTACTAGTGGGTGCCTACACCGATAATGTTAGCCGCCTGGAAATCCTCAACGCATCACAATACGAACGAGAAGTAGGGCGAGTACTACGCCTAAGCGCCCTCCAATGCGAACCGCTAAGCCGTGACGAAATCATGCTAGTAACAAAAGCAATCCTCAACCCAGGAGAAGGTGCACTAGAACTAGATATTGACGAAGGACTACGAGTAGGAGAAGCGGAACTAGCGCACGAGTACGTACACTCTATCGACAACAGCAAAAACAAATACCTGAAAATTAAGCAGGAATACCTCGACGGCGAATCAACCAACTACGTTGCAACCTTCACCATCAAACAGTTGCCAGAAATCCTAGAGTTCCCACACGTACAGCCACTAGCAGAAACAGCGAAATACGCCGTAAACGAAGCCAGCTTCTTCGCACGCATGGCAATCGTCCCCGCAACCGAAATCGCGGCAAACTTCACCGGTCAAGAAAAACTGCAAAACGACGAAGCGGGCAACATCCAATACGCCGCCGAAGACATCCAAAGTTTCGGTGACCAGGAAATCACCAGCCTGCAAGAATCACGAAGCCTACTAGAAATGGCGCTACAAAAGAACTCAGCCGAAGGAAAGCCCTGGGTCAGGGGAAGCTTCCACGTCCGCGTATACAGCAAGACCGTAAGTGGACTAAAAGAGCAATACGCAAAGCTCAAGCAACAGTACAAAGGGCAAAACATTACCCTACTATGGGACAGGAACGCACAACTAGGTCTATACCTATCAGCAATCCCAGGCTCATCACTGTTCGTAGGAGGCAAAGCAAACAACCACATCCTATCCCAACAGTTCTCAGGACTACTAGGAATCAACTTCGTATCCGAAGTGGGCGACAGTATCGACCCGCGCGCCAAAATGAGGAACCGCGCTTAGCGAAACCCGAAAGGATAAACTGTTATGGGTAAACCAAACACACAAGGCGGCGACGGCTCAATCAAAAGCATCTTCGCACTCGTCGCAATAGTTGTACTAGTCTTCGGCGGTCTATACCTCTACGCTGTAGGGCAAACAGGCAACAAAAGCCCCTACGCCGCAGTCATGTACTACCTCACCACCGAAAACGACAACGTAGGCGACTGCCTCATGTCAGGAACCCTCGACAAAAGCAAAGAGTGTAAACTAAACAATGGCAAGGGCGGAAGCGGCACCAACGGGCAAGCAGGCGGGCAAGCAGATAAAGCCGTAATCGTGGATACCTACACGAAGAGGCTTGAAGATATTAAAATCGCTAACCCTGCAACAGATGTTGCCTATAACCGCGCTGAATGGGGCGTATGGTCAAAGCTTGACGGCGAAAAATGCAACACCCGTGTGCAAGTCCTTAAAGCTCAAGGCGTGAACGTCGTAACTAAAGACGGAAACCCCGACTCATGCGCTATCGCAGGCGGAATCTGGGTAAGCCCCTATGACGGTGAAATCACCGACGTAAAGAAGGGCGAAGACACCAAACCCATCAGCAAAATTCAGATAGACCACGTAATCCCCCTAAAGTATGCGGCGGCACACGGTGCTAAGGACTGGAACCAAGAGAAAAAGGTAGCGTTCGCAAACGACACAACCCAACTTCTCGCAACCTCCGGCACCTCCAACACCTCCAAAGGTGCCAAAGGCCCAGCAGAGTACATGCCACGCGAAAGCGAACAATGCCGATACTCTCAAATCTGGATTGACACCGCCAAAAAATACGACATCAGCATCACCAAAGCTGATAAAAACAAACTGGCCGAAGGCATCGCAACCTGCGGCAAATAACCCCACAAGCTGACCACCCCCTAAGCCACCACTGGCAACGGGGGTGGAAAGCTATATTAAGGGGAGATAACCCGACCAATACCCGCAAGAGCAGAGAGAAACACATATGGCTAAAACAAGCGCCACGCTCACTGACAAGCCAGCCAGTAAGGAAGCTTCAAAGCATAAGAAGCCGACACTGGCTGTAGCTATCATGCTCGGATTCCTAGCACTACTAGCCGCCTTCATATTCGCAACCGGCGGCAATACCAAGAGTGTAACAATAGCACCCGGCACCAACCAACCAACCATCACGAAAACAGAAATAGCCCACGCAGGCGCATTGGGCGTATTCGGTGGTGCCCAAAGCCTCGGATACGGCATGAACAACCCAGGCGGGTGGGAAGGTAGCTTCAATGTAATCCAGCTCCCCAACAAAGAAAACCGTATCTTCACACTAAAAGAAGCCGTAGGTAGCAACCTAGAGTTCGTAAACTACGAAGGTGAAGGTGACGGTGACGACCTGACGGTTAGCACCGACCCAGACCGTATGACAGGTGCCCCCAAAACCATCAACAAGGATAGCGAAAAGCTCAAAGGTCTACGTTCAGTACACACAATCCTAAGCGGCGGCATCCTTAACATCATGGCAGACGGCATGAACGGTCTAACCGGAATGTTCTACGACTTCGCACAGAACATCCTCCTACTAGCCTACAGCCCCTCCACCATCTGCTCAGACGCTAAAGACACTAACTGCGTCCTCAACCTGCCCAAAATCACCAGCGGCGACGGTGAACACGACAAGGGTGTTATCGGTAAGCTCTACCACAACTTCTACCTACCCCTCGTATTCATTACAACGATAGCCGCTCTTGTTTGGGCTTTCAAGCAGGTATTCGTAAACCACGCAGTACGTGAAGGTATCACCGCCATCCTGCATGTTATCGGCACCCTAGTAGTAGGCACTGCCCTCATGCTAAACGCAGGACTAGTGACAAGCCTACCCCTGAAAGCAATGCAAACCATCGGCGGGTACGCGCTAACCCTGAGCAGTAGCTCAGGTGACGAAACCACAGGCGCTAACAAGCATACCGGAAACACTTCCGAAGCGTCAGCAATGTGTAAATCAACCGCAAACGACATTAGCGCAAGCGATAAGCTAGTACTGTCCGTAAACTCTATGACATGCACCATCTGGCGTGCAGTCCGACTAGACCCATACGCACGCGCACAGTTCGGGCGACCCTTCGCTAAGCTGGACGTTAAAGACCCAACCGTTGCTGAAGCAATCAAAAAAGCTGAAGTAGACCCCGACAAATTCTGCGTACCCCTCAAGGTAGTTGGCAAGCCCGAAGACCACCGCAACAAGACCCTCAAACTTGAAAGCGGAAGCAACAAGGTCTGCAACCTAGCCGCTTACCAGCTCTACCTAAAGACCAACGCACAAATTGACGAGAACCCGCGAACTAAAGACCACGGAATCAACCAAGACTGGTACAGCCTAATCGCCGTACTCCAAGCAGACGACAACATGTGGAACACCTGGACGTACAGCTGGAGCTCAGGATTCAACCGATTCTTCGTGACCACCATCGCAATGATTACCTTCATTCCGATTGGTGTTCTCCTCATCATTTTCTCGCTCATGGTCATTGCACAAATGTTCATCGTGTCAGTAATGATGATTTTCCTACCCATAATCATGCTTGCATGGCTAATTAAGGGTTGGGGTTCACGAGTAGCAAAGAAATACTTCTGGTTCCTACTAGGCTGTGTCGCATCATACATCTTGTACAGTGTCACCCTAGCCGTAGCAGTCATTATCCTATCGGCAGTAATCGACACTATCGAAGAGATGCTACTAGTCTCAGTGTTCAACATCCTAATAGGCTTCGCCCTATGGAAGAACCGCGCGGCTATCCTGTCAATGGTCAGCAACGCAAACCCCTGGGACAACGGTGGTGTAAGTCGCCGCCTCAACAACGTATTCTCGCAAAACAACATGCCTGCCGCAATACGAAGCAACGTATTCGGTGCCCTCGGCTCAGCGAACGTTCGTGAAGCATGGCGCAACCGAAAGGCAGTCATTGACGAAGAAACCGGCAAGAAGGCAGGCTTCGTCAGGTCTATACGTCAAAACATGAGTGCTGGACGTAAGATAGCCGTAGAGAACGACATTCTTACCCGAAAGCCAGACAGCGCCCGCGCTACCATGATTCGTACAAGGCAGAACCTCCGCGCCAAGAACGCAGAGGAAATCAAGCACCTTATCGACATCGAAAACAGCGAGCTCAAGAACCTCATGTCCGACTACAAGGTAGCCAACGACAGTGTAGAATACGGGCAAGAAGAGGTCGGTAAAGCCGCCGCCGCCGCATCTTCATCTATTGCAGACGCAAACGCGGTAGCAAGTGACGTGAAACGCACCTACGAGAACATCAACCGAGTGGTTCTAGAGTTCGAGGGTCTAAGCATCGACCCTGAAGACGCAAAGGCACGTAACACCTTCGCGAACCTCTACCGTGCGGAACAAGCACTACGTGCCGCTTCCCACAAGAAGAACATCGGTGCGCTCAGTGGTGACGAAAAGATGGTAACCGAAGCGACCAAAGAATACGAATCAATCCGTACTCTTAGGCGCAACCTAACAGACCAGCTCACACCAGAACAGCGTGAAGCATATGGTACTGAGCTGAACGAGATGTTCCAATTTGACCCTCAGCTAAGCAAGGATAAGCGCGCAATCGAAGACGAGCTTAAAGCCGCCCGAGATGCAGACCTTAAAGCTATCCAAGCTGAAACTGAAACATACAATGCGGACAACATCTCACGCCTTAACCTGCAAGGAAAAGCAGATAAGACTCACGAGCTTAAAGCCGCTCAACGAGCCGATACTGTATACAAGCGCACCCTACACGAGTCAGTTGCACGCGGATTGTCACCCGACATTGCACGTGTCGCCGCTGAGGAAGCAAAGGAAAAGGCGCTTGAGAAGTTCCTCGCTGAGGATAAGGAAAAGTTTGTTAGCCCCTCTACCATGCAGGCACCTAACATTAACCGCCTCGACTTCTTCTCACCGGCACAGCGACCACTGGAAAGCGAATCTGACGATGAGCAAACCGGTGGTGGCGGCGACAACACGCCTCCCGGTGGCGGCGGTAGTACCGGTGGTGGAAACACTGGCGACGGAAACACAGGTAACGGAAACAGTGGCGACACCGACAGTGGTCACACTGGAAATAAGCCACCCAAGAACCCGCTAGACGACGTGAACCCGCCAACCAAGCCACTAAACACAGTGGACAAGGACAACGGAAACACCGAAAGTGGAAACCAGGACAGTGGCGATAAAACCCATACGGAACCGATAGAAATCGTACCCCCGAGGGCTATACCGCACACGCCTGAACCAAACCAACCGGAACCTATAACGGAACCTGAGCCTAAGCAATCACCGGAACCTAAGCCAGAGCCAGCTGAAGCTACACCAACCCCGAAGCCTACCAGCGACCCTAAACCAGTCACCGAAGCATCAGGGAACACTTCACCTCAAGAAAACGCTGAACAAACCAACGAAGAGGCGAAACCGGAAGAGGTACCAGCCCCGAAACAGACAACCTTCGAGGCACCTACACCACCGATTACCCCAAACCAAGCACCGACACGAAAGGAAACCAACCCAGAACCCAAACCAGAGGAAGCACCACAACAAAAAGAAAGCGCCCCGGCACACCAAGCGCCAACCCCGCCGGTAGAGGAAAAGAAGCCCACTCCACAACCCAAACCTGAAAAGCTTAACGAGCCAGCACCTAAAGCAAAGCCCGAAGAGCCTAAAAAGGAACAGGTAGAAAAGCCTAAACAGAAAGTGGAAGAAGCACCCAAACCGAAGACTGAAACGCCACAGCCTAAAAAACCGGAACCTCAACCAGCGCCAAAGGCACCAAAACCAGAGTCGGTAGCACCCAAACCTGAAAAGGTAGAAAGTGCACCCGCCCCGAAACCGGAACCTAAGCCGGAGCCTAAACAAAACATCTTCCCCAAACCGAAGGTGACAAACCCGTTCAAGCGCAACACTGAACCCGAACCAAAGAAAGTAATCATTCCACCCAGCAAACCAGTAGCACCAAAACCGGAAGCTACCAGCCAGGCACCAACCCCTCGAAAAGAGGAAGTAACGCCAAGGAAACCGCTAGATAAGGAATAATAAAAGCAATGGAAGAGACACCGCCACAACCAAAACAGACAGTAACAGACAAAGCTGTACAAGCGGCACAAACCACCAAAAAGGTAGTAGATACCGGAAAGAAAATCGGAGCCGCAACCAGCGCTACTGTCAGTACGCTCACTAGCCCAACAACATGGGTAGTACTAGGCGTGGTACTACTTATCCTCGTTGGACTAGTGGGCGGTGTCCCCGCCATGCAGGTATGGGGCAAAAATGAAAACGCTGACGGATGCTACGGAATCTCACAAGGCAGTAGCGGTGGCAAATCAGGACTGAAACACAGCGACAACCCCGAAGAAAATATCCAAAACGTAGGAACCTGGCTATCATCAACTAAATTTGAAGGTGACTGGGGCGGAAAAACATTCAGCACCAAAATGATTGCCGGACTCATGGGTAACTTCGGACAAGAATCCGGCTTCGACTCAACCCTAACCCAGGGCGGCTCAGGACTGAACTCCAAGATGAGCAATGACGAAATCATTGCACTAGGCGGAGTATACGGAAAAGCTGTAGGCTTCGCTCAATGGGACGGTGAACGGCGAACCCGCCTAGCAGAGTACGCCAAAGCCAATAATTCCCACTGGTCAGACCTTGGAATCCAAATGGACTACCTCAAGCAAGAGCTAGAAGGCCCTGAAGGTGCAACCCTGCGTGCAAACGGCTTCACGGACGACTCAAAGAGCGTAGCTGAGCTAGTGCAAATCTTTCACGACAGCTTCGAGCGCTCAGGTATCCCCAACATGCCAAGGCGTATCAGCTTCGGTGAAGACTTCGCGAAAAGCTTCAAGCCAGGCATGAAAGCAGGCGGCAACAGCTCACTATCTAAGGGCGGCGGTTCATGCCTCCTCAGGAACAGTGGCTCAGCTGACATGTCAGGTATCGTAGAGCTCGCGAAAAGCATTGCATGGGATTCAACCAACCCCGACGAGGCTAAAAACATTCCAGTGAACCCGTTCTCAGACCCGGATGGTGTGGGTAACGCTAAGCCAGCGTATAAGGACGCAAAGAAAAAGGCGGAAGAGAAGGGTGGTAAGGATACTCACACAGAAGCCGCAGGTGCTGAATCATTGTATGCGTCCTGTGATAGGTTCGTAGCAACAGTAGTTAAAAACACTGTAGACCCGGACATCCCCTGGGGTGCAACCGGTACACAAGCAGACTACTATGCAAACTCTTCACACTGGAAAGAAGTAACCGGCAAACGCTCTGACCTGCAACCAGGAGACATCCTCATCGCAGGCGGTGCCGGTGGAACATCAGGTCACACCGCAATCTTCATTGGCGACCACAACGGCAAGCCCTCTGTAGCTCAAGCATCATGGCGAAACGAAGTAGGCGCAATCTACCCGATTGAGCACAGGTGGTCTGAAGACCTAACCGACCTTATCGGACAAAAATACAAGGTCTACCGTCACGCAGGATAAACAAGTACTGGTATCATAGAAATATGACAGATAACATCCAAAACACCGAGACGGCAGACAAGAAGCCTATGACCCGCCGCCAAGCAATCCTCATCGGCGCAGGTATCGTAGCGACAGTAGCAGGTGGAACCTACCTAGCAGTAGACCGCCCCTGGGAAACCCCCGAAAAGGCAAAGGAAACCCCCGTACTATCATACGACCTGTCCGATGAGGATAAGCAGGCAATCACAACCATGCTGACTAACTTCGTAACCCTAGCTGGTAACTTCGGAGTAGACGGCGACAAGCTAACCCCAGCAACCATCAGGAACATCCGCTACCTCGTGAAAAGCCGAACCAAAGGCTACGAATCCTACATAAGGACACGAACCGACGCTTACAAGTCAGTACGCTCCAACATTTGGGAAGGGTCACCCATCTACTACAAAGCAGATGACGTAGCACACTGGAACAAAGAATCGTACCTACTAGACGAAAGGCTACCAACCTTCAAACTCGAAGGAACACCAAAGGTATATGTTGAGCCACAAGGTGAATACTACATCGGTAACAACGACACAACCTACCGCAAAGCAACAGCACAAGTAGACTTCACCTCCAAAGAAACGGTGCGAGTCCAAGAAGCAGACGGTGTAGGCTCAGACGGTGGATTCGCAGTCCTAACCAAAGAACACGCGGCAACCCTAACTATCGAAGTCATCGAAAGCAACGGAAAATGGTACGCCTACAACCAAAGCGGCAACAAGCAATACCTACTGGCAACATGGGCTAACTTCGACTCAGCCGCATACGCTGACTCACAGGTAGACGGATTCACTAAAGAAGGTCGCATAGTGCCAACTAGCAACTAAGGTAAACACCATGAGCGAAGTAATCAACACAGTTAAGAAAGTAATCCTAGAAGACCCGCCACCACCGCCAGAACCACCAGCGTTCAGGCTAACAGGACTCTACGAAAACGAAGACAACATAGAAGGGGTACTCATACGTAGCAATAAGCTACACAAGAAACCCCCACACTTCGACATTATCGACAAGAACCCTGAAAATGGGGAAATCTACGGCATGGGCTTCGACCTCACACCAAAAGTTGCCAAAGAACTGTACCTCACAATGGAAGCAGTACTCGCCGCGTACAAAGACGAAGATACCCGCGAAGAGCACCAAACCTTCAGTAGGGCATGGTTCAAGAAAACAGCAACACGCACAGCCCACTGGGTTGCCACACATAAGATAATGGCAACAATCATAGGTATTTCCCTTGCAACGCTAATTATCACAGTAAGCACACACTGGACACTCTAACAAGAAGACCACAACCGCTAATCATGGCAGTTGTGGTCTTCTTACTATATTCAACACCAAGGAGGTTAGGTGCGACTTGGCAGTACATCACATAAACACATACAATTTACTGTATGAAGCAAAATGAACTATACCTATACGTCACACCAACAGACCCGTACAGTACACCTAAATACACTGTCCAAGAAACAATCACTAACACACTGAAAGTATTCCGAGAAGCAAACCCGGATATTGACAATACGCTGGGTCACATCTCCATTAACCAGGCGCAAGACACTATCAAAATCGACCCGCCCTTCGCCCCCTTCACCCTTGCAGGACATAATACGGACACAACACGCCTTAAAGCCCTACGAGGAATCATCAGTGACCTTTATGCCATCGGGTACTACACAACCCCCGTAACCCCAAACCCCAAAGACACATACGACCCAATTAACACGAACCCCGCACAGGACTAAACACGCATGGTACAGAAATACGACAGCCGCCTACTAAAAATCGAAGCCCTATACAGCAACAGTGAATTTCGTGCTCTACCCCTAAAGGAAAGGTGGGCAATACGATTCAGTGATGGAATCCTCATCACCCCCGAAAAGCTAGTAGAAACAACCGCAGGCAAAATTGAAATCAAGCGGAACCCTGAAATCTACAACGAAGCCGAAAAGTGGCTAAAGCACCACGTAGAAACAGGTAAAGCATACAAGGCTAACAATACAGAGTCCTACGCTATGACAGGTCAGGCCGTCAGGGAATGGCACGAAGTGAACAATATTCCCCTAGAGACTAAGCTTATTGAAAAGAACCTGCCCGCTCGATTCTATGGTGGGCTAACCGAAACTGAAGGCTTTAGCCAAGCGCCGCTGAAGACAGTAGCTAACCTGTCCTTCAAGACCACACCAACCATAATTAACCCCCTAAGCAAGGCACTAGAGGGAATTGGTATCGTCACCACAGGACGCGGGGGGCGCATCATTGTACGAGCCGCCACCCCCGAACCGGCGCAGACAATCATTAAAGAAGTTCTAGAAGACGCAAACCTAGCACCAAAAATCCGCATCTCATATCCAGCGTTTAGGCGCGAAGCAACAGACCTGGACCCCGCCTTCTATGCAGGCATCGTACAGTTCTACACCATGTTTGCAAAGAGCTTCCTACAACCCTCACATAGGGAAACAATAGACGTATACCTGGGTAAAGGACGTGAAGAGCAGGACTCATACTTCGCCGTACTTGTTGCCGAAGCAATCAGCAAGTTCAACGAAGCAAGCGGCGCACCACTAGCCGGATACATTGCCGCAACCATCACCAGCTGGGTAAACGACCTGCCAAGCCATACACTAGGTGAAGACCTGGCAAACTTCCAGAGGCAACGCAAACAAGCCGTCCGTGAACTACTAGCAGAACGTGGCGACAACCCCGGCACAAGGTACAGTGACGAAGTTCTAGCAGAAAAAATGGGATTACCTCTCAGTGAATACCTAACCCATAAAGAAGCCAACGAAAACTGGGTCAAGACACGCACCCTCGAAGAGCTGGTCTGGAAAGAAAATGGACGCGAGCGCGTAACCCACAACCTAGACCCGGCACAAGACACGGAACGTGACCCGGCAATCTCGACAGCCCTCACCCTAGCTATTCTAGACGCAGGAATTAAGAGTAAAGCACCAGGACTAGCCGAAGAATGTCTTGCCGCCCTAGCCGCCGCCGAAGATAGCACACCGACACTAACCGAGCTCTCCCATGCACCCGCAACCTACCAGCTAGAGCTTGCGAAAGCCTTCAAAGAGCGAATCAACCAAATTAAGCAAGAAGAATAAGTAGAGGAAAAATTGGGAAGCAAACTAACCGGCAAACAAGCCGAGCAGATTATTCAGCAAGCACAGGAAAAGTCGGTACAGCTCCCCAACAAAGAGGAGGTGGTGGTCTACCGAACCCCCGGAATCCTAGCCACCACCTTCTCACTCTTATTCTTTGCCCTGCCATTCATAATCACGGTCACCGTAAACGACTACGCTTCACGATACGAACAAATCATCAACAGCGGAATCCTAGAAGTCGTAAACACGACCCAAGGCGGAACAGCCGCCAACGGCATCCCGCTAATGCAAGACATATACGAAGCACGAGGCGTAATCATACTCTCAGCCTTCATCATCAGCTGGTGCATACTAGCATGTATCCTCCTAACCTCAACACTACCCAAGAAAGCAAAACAATGACCAAGGAAACCACCAACAACGTCACCGAAGTAAACCTTGACGACAAGAAGCCACCCATCCGAACAGTAGCAACACACCTCCTTGCAACCATTGCAGGTGGTGCACTAGTAGGAACCCTAGCCTTCACAGGCGCAATCCCCCTAAACAACAACCAAAACAACGCCCCCACCGCAACACAGCAACAGGCAACCCAAAAAATCACGCGCTCCGTAACAGGTACAGACGCGGATACCATGAAGAAAGATGCCACAAGCAAGCTGACTGAAATCTTCCGGGCAATCGCAAATACCCCGAACGTAAACAAGAACGTCAAAGACACCGACCAGCTTGCAAAAGAAGTAGCAGAGGGCAATTACGAAAACGTACCCGCCGAACTGAAAAACGCAACCATCGGCGGAAGCGAAGCAACCCGCCAGGCAAACATGGTAGCAACCATCTACCTGGCAGGCGGACTGAGCAAAAGCATGGGTGGGGCTGACAATATCAAACCCGTATCCGAACAAGCAGTCCTCAACAGCTGTGACGCAATACCCGAAAACGGAAACGTCCACATCCCGCAAAACATCTACACCGCAACCAAAGTCCCGGTAGCAGTACTAATGTCATACACCGACAACGAGTGGAAGCTTGACGGGTTCGACCTAACCCTCGAAGAGATTATCGTGGCAACACTACAAAGCCAATCAGCAACCAACGTAACAGCACCCACCACCAACTAACCCAACCCACGGCGGGGCACCTATCAGACAGAGCAAGGTGCCCCGCCGTTACTATCACCAGAACGTGTACAATAGTAAAAAACATGCACAAGTCAAAGGCTGAACAATGACAGACATCATTCTCAAAAAGATTGAGCTCAAAAATTTCCGAACCCACAAAGAGCTCACCATCGAAATTGCTAACCAAGCAATCACAAACATCACAGGAAGCAACGGCTCCGGCAAATCATCAATCGTGAACGCTGTACCCTGGGCACTATACGGAACACGCCCTAACGGGGTACGTAAGAACGGCGAACTACGACGAGAGAACACCCCCAAAGAAGAACCTACAGTCGTATCGGTAACCTACAGTACCGGCGGTAAAACCTGCAAGGTCACCCGCACCATGAACTACCGTTCAACAGTGCAATGTGACCTCTACCAAATCGAAGAAGACGGAACGGAACGACACCTCGCAGGCCCCTCTGTCAAGTCAGCACAAGAAGGCATCCTGAAAACAGTAGGCGTAAGCCCCACCGTATTCCTAGCAACAGCCTTTTTCCGACAAAAAGATACCGATGCTTTCATTGACGCTAAGCCCGAAGTGCGTAGGAGCATCTTTGAAGAACTGGCTGGAATCACCGCAAACTCGCACGCCCTCGAAGAATGTCGAATTAACCGACTAGCAAACAAGCGGGAGCTTGATTCAAAGACCGTAGACCGTGCCGGAATCGAAGCGCACCAGAAAACCCTAGCGGAACTCACAGAAGCCGAGAAGACTCTAGCAGAAAAGCTAAGTACGCTAAGGTCTACCTACCGCACCCTCAACAACGACAAGAAACAGCAAGCTCTTAAAGTTGAAGAGATGCGTAAACACTACACGGTACGCACCAATGCAGAAACCCGCCTAGACGCAATCGAAGAACGCATCAAAGACGCTAAAGAAACCGCCGCTAATGCCAAAAAGCAAGCTGACCTAATTTCTCAGAGGATTCAGAAAGCAGGCGGTGAAGCAATCAACTTTGGAACCGTTGAAGCAATGTACAACAGTAAGCTAGAATCACTCAACACGGCACGCGCCCATCTAGCAACACTGAACAGTACCCTTGCTACAACTGAAGCTCAGCTAGAGGAAGCTCAAGAGTATATTGACTCTATGGGTGGAATTGAACTAAAGGACGCAGAGGCAACCCTCCAAACAGCACAGGAAAAACTGCAACAGGTAGACCAGGAAGTTATGGCGCTTAACGGTGACCTAGCGGCAATTAGCCAAGCTAAGCTACCGGAAGCTCATAGTACCCTTGAGCAAATTGAAGGTATCGACGGTACATGCCCGACATGTGACCAAGTAATCAAGGATAAAGACAAGATTATCGGCGCAATCCGAGAATCTATCCGACTGCTTGAAGGTGAAAAAAATAACCTCACCCAAGCTATCCAAGAAAAGGTAACCCAGGCGGCAAAGCTACGTGAGGACATTAAGGACTCGCAGGAGCTTATCAATAAGCACCAGATAGTCAATAGTGCAACGGCAACCATTACGGAAGCCCGCAAAGGTATCTCAAAAGCCCAGAAACGGGTCACACAGGCTGAAACAGCCTATGATGCGGCAAATACCGTATACCAGGATGCAAAGCAGGTAGAGAGCCTTTCACGGGAGCTTGAAAACCACAACTCAACACGCGCCCGAGCACTCAATGCAATCCAAACCCTTAACAACGAGGCAACCCAATGTAAGGAAACCCTCAAATCCACACCGAACGTCAGTGAACACGCCCTCAATCTAGAAGAAAATAAACTTTCTAAACTAGATGAAGGTATTGCCGCTAACGTAGCAAAGGGTTATGAGATTAGTGCAACCCATACGGAAACGAAAACCAAACAAGTTGCACTCCAGGCACAAGTAGCACAAGAGCTAGAAGAAGCCAAAGCATACGAGTCACTACTCCAAGAGAAAGAGCTTATCTTGACCATCGAGAAAGCCCTCAAAGAGTTCCGCGCAGACATCGGAGCAGAAGCCCTACCATCGCTCACCAAATACGCATCAGAGCTCATTGCAGGATTTACTAACGGCAAAATCATTGGAGTAACCGTAACCGAAGACTTCAACGTCTACGCACACTTCAGCTCAGGCGAAACCCGCGAAGCTTCACTACTATCAGGTGGTGAGCTGTCAGCAGTCTCACTAGCAATCGGACTTAGCATGTCCAAGGTATTCGGTGGAAGCTCAGGCGCGCTCATCCTAGATGAGGCATTTACCGCATATGATGCTAACAACCTAGAAGCCACAGTCAAAACAATTCGTGGCGCAATGGGTGCACAGCAAATCATCATCATCGCCCACAACGATACAGTAGATGCCGTGTCAGATTACCACATCCGACTCTAAAGCTATAGAGAAACTGTTAGCAAGAAATAAATACCGAAAAGTCCTACAAGGCAAGTACCAACCGTCTAGCAAACCAGCCCGCCAGATACCCTAACTACAGGGAACCGGGGAAAACACTTTAGAACCAGCGACAACAACCGGTACACCTGCCAGAGGAACCCAAATAATGCAAGGTATGCATGTGTAGAGCCGTAACAGGAAATGTTACGGCTCTACCTGCGTTTGAAAGGTAAATAAAGGAACAGGTAAACTAGTGCATGTAATATTATTCACCTACAGGAAGGCACCTACACAATGCCCATCGTGACCGTAACCCTACCCGCAGTCGCCCCTATCGAAACATTCCACGCAACCCTCGAATCGGAAATTAGCAAAGCTCAGCGACGACACTACAGGCTACCAGCAGAAACACGACAAGCACGACTCAAGGAGCTGGAAGCTAACGCTGAGGCTCAGCTGAAGTGCATGATTTCGACATTCACCAATTCAGATATTTCAAACCTGAACATAAACTACCTGACCGTGAACTTTGAAGCACCCTTCGGGATTGGTACCGCAAAACAAGAACTTTCCCCATTCTTCATCCCTGGAATTGATGATATTGCACCTACAGAATCCGCTGAACGGTACGAAGCGACTATCCAAGAATGGGAAGAAGCCACCAAGGACATGTGGATTCACTGGAACCACGGCACCCTGATTCTAACCCAAGACAAGCCTGAACGCGGCAAGAAGTTCGTCACCCCCGCTAATGCACTATCCGACTTCCTCGAAGCGCGCATCAAGGAAACCATCGAAACATCCGTAAAATACGGTGTACTCTCATACCGCAACATCGACAATAACCCTAGCCTATAAGGAAACACACCAATGCCACGACTACGCAACCCATACGGGTACACAATCGTAGAAAATGCATACAAACAAAACCATGCCAAATGGAACAACGAAGAACCCGAATGGGAACTACCAAGCGGCATCCGTAAACGAACCACAAAAGAGCGTGGCGAGTTCTACACAGCAAGTCATAACACACTCCTCAAAGCCGCCGCAAAAGAAGCCGCGCGCACCACAGGGCTAACTGAAGAAGACGTAATTAATGCCGTAGCCGCATATAAGAACGTTGCAGTAGCTCTGCTAGGGCTAGGTGTAGACGTAGACCTACTTGGAATGATTAAAGTCAAATCCCTAGTAGAACCAACACGTACCGCAACCCAACAATCAGACCCGCTTCAGAAACGTATCAGCACCCAAGTAGAACCCTGGCTATCAGGGTACATGAGGCTATCCGAAGAACGAGTAGACCTAATGTTCACCCCCTGGAACTGGTACGAACTACTATTCGAGCACGGCTCACACATCCGCAAAACACCCGGCGAAAAATACAAACAAAAAGACAAAGAGCTCGAAGGTGGGTACCGCAAAGAAGGACAGCGAACCTACGAGCAAGCCCTAGCAGACCTCAAAGCCGGGGCACCCGTACCACCCTCAAAACTCGCAAAACAAAAACAAGAAGAACGACAAGGGCGACTTGGAAACTAGCTTGCCTTGCTATAAGCACTAGAACCCCAGGAAGTCTAGACCATAAATAACCAAGGCAAAGCATAATGACTAAAACTAGTGCACTACTCACAGATGCCCCCTACACCCCTACCCGAGAATCGGTAGGGGGTAGGGGTATAGTCCGTTTCCTTGCCTCAATCATTCTTGCCCTCCTCCTCGCATCAGCTCTACTACCAGGGGGAAGCAACTATGCATACGCCGCAAACGACGGCGACAAGAAGACCATTGAGAAACTAGAGGAATCCAAGAAGAGCCTGGGAGTCACCGAAAGCGGTGACGAAGGATTCGCGAAAACCCTACAGAAAGCAAAAGAAGACAAAGGTAAAGCTACATTCTCGTCAGTTATTACGCGAGTCCTAACCCCTGGATACATCTACCAACACCCCAAGTCAAGCACAGACGGTTATTATAAAGGCAATAAGTCATGGTCATGTGACGTAAACGACCCAAATAAGGGTCTACTAACATACCACAACTGCGACGTGCCAAACTTCACAGCTGACCTGGGACAAAACCTATACGGAACACTAACCCCAACAGGTATCCAACGTGGAGGAGCCGAATCAGCCAAGATTGAACTAGCCTGGCTCGGTATGCCAACAGGCGTAACCAAAGTACCATCCACCGCAAGTGCCCGTGCCGATAAATATACGGCAATGGAACTATTCGGATACAACCTACGCCTAACCTACTACGCAGGCGAGTTCGACCACATCCAAGTGCTAACCGAAGCACGCCTCATGAGCAACTTCGGCGCATCACAAACCCTGGCACTAGGCGTAAGCTCAATCTTCAACGGCATAACAAGCGGTGCAACCACCACCGTAAGCACCTACGTCGAAGAAGTTAAAAAAGGTAACTGGCTTGCAGGTATCGGCACAGCATTTGCGGCTGGAGCCGAAGCAAGCGGCGCGAGTGCAATCAACACAATCCTCGACACCTCAGACGCAAACGTTATGGCGACACGAGGATACAACCGCGTAGACATCGACAAGACGCTCTACAACGCCCGAGCACTAACAAACTCTGAGACTGAACAGGCAATCATCAACACAGCCGCAAGTATGCTTGCAGGCAACCAGCCAGAATCAGCTAAACTACCAGACGACCTGAAAAAGCTACAAACCCCACCCGCACAACCAGCAACAGGTGGAACCACATGTATTGTCACCAACCCTGACGGTACACTCAACACTATCTCCAAGCTAGAAAACGAAGAGGCATGTAAAGAATCAGCTAAGACCGCCAACCTGGAAAACCCACAATACAAGTGGGACGGCGAAAACAAGCCAAGCGAAACCATCAAAGACTGGCGCGAACACAATAAGGAATGGTTTGAAGCCGCCAACAAGTACCAGCTTAACTGCCCCGTAGACGAAGACGAAGCAAAGCGCGAAGAAACCCTATCAAAGTTCTACGCCTGCGTACCCACCGCCTACGAATCAGCCGCTAAGAAATGGGCACAGGACAAAGAATCACAAGCCGGTAAAGAACTAGCGAATAAGCTTGCAGACGTACCGTTCGTCCGAGACTTCCTCAAGAACAACGTATCTGCAAACTTCAACAACCCCGTAAACCACTACATCTGCCTCAACCCAGACGGTACGGACAAGCTAGACCAAAACGGCAAGCCAGAAAAGCTCTTCACCGAGAGCGGTTCATACAACCCGAACTGTACACCTACCCGCGCACCAATCAAGGGCGGCGTATACGGTACAGGCGACGGAATCATGAATGACACCCGCCGCGCACTATATGACCCTAACCTGGCTAACGTAGTATTCAACAACCAGAGCGCCTTTACTGATTTTGCTAACGCAGGAATCACGACAGCGGCGTTCATTACCCGAATCGCCAATGCCGCCCTCAACCTCGGCATGTCACCCACCCTGCAAACCTTCGGTGTAGACAACCTAATCGCAGAGTTTATCGAACTCTTCACCAAGAGTGGCCTATACCCATACGCGGTGATATTTGGTATCGCAGGACTGACCTACATACTGGCAAAGAACATCTTCAAAGCCCGCCGGGGGAACATCCGCGAAATGATTAGGTATCTAATCACCGTGATAGCAATCGTCATCGTGTCCGCTGTTACACTAACCAAACCGCATGACACAATCCATGCAGTAGACAAAGCTGTAACAGTACTAGACGACCGAATCGCTGACACGCTAGTAACCGGCATAATTGGAGACGAAATCTGTAGCACCAAGGGTACAACAGAAACCTTCAGGTACACAGCCGCCAAAGAAGGAAGCGAACCAGCAACCCGAACACTCATGTGTGAAGTATGGCGAATGAACCTACTGACCCCCTGGGCATACGCGCAATGGGGTGTAAACATCAACGACCTATACGCCGTAGATGCCAAACGCCCCGCAAGCGCTAACACCTTTATCAACACAAATAGTAACCAGGTAGGACGAGCACCCGTCCAAATGGGACGCGGTGTAACCGTGAACAACTGGGGACTATACCAGCTTCAACTACAATCAAGTGGAACAACCACGGAAGATAACCCCAACCAAACAGCGGGCGTTACCAACCCTGGAATGTACCGAATTGTAGACCTACAAGCAGGACAAGATAACGGCGCAGGCACAGATGGGCGATACCTAAACCACTGGGCGGGTAAAGAAACAAGTTCACGTGCCCTAACCGGCGCACTAGCACCTATCGCCGCCGGAGCCACAGGAATTACCGTAGGATACTACGCAATCATGAAAGCCGTAGTGCGAGTAGTGCTACTCCTATCACTAGTCATACTCCCACTAGTGATGCTTCTAGCCCTACTAGGTAAGCTAACGAAGCAAGGGACCAGGAAATATATAGGAACCATCATCGGTCTATATATACAATCCGCACTCCTAACCTTCATGCTCTGCCTACAAGCACTCCTACTAATCCTACTAAGTAGCGGGGCAACCTCCTACGTACTCATCTTCGTAGTGCAAGTTGTCACATCAGTGCTTTTGCTACTGCTGACCCGCCGAATCATGAAGTACATCATGCGAGGAAGCGGAATCGCTGGAACAGTCAATATGACGGATACCAAGCGTATACTCAGCAAGACCCGCGCAGGCAGGAACTTCCTATCCGCAAGCAAGCGAGCCCCCGGCGACCTCAAGCACAGCCTGGCACGAGGATACGCAGAAAACGGCATCGTTGGAGCCGCTAAGGAAACCGCTAAGACCTTCAACCCGATTAAGCCTATTGACCAATACAACAGGCGAGGCGTTGCACGAACCGTCGCAACAGCACGAAAGACAGGACTGGAAACAGCCCGCCGCTCTGTCGAGAAGAAGGAAAGCTACCAGACGGTATCCAAGCTTGCAGACGAGATGCTACGCACTGAAGCCGCCCAATACGGACGCGCTACAGACGACTCCTCAGTATCCAAGCTTGAAACAGCTAAGGATATTAGGCGCGCAAACAAGGCAATCAAGGCATACGATAAGGCAGTCAAGAAGGAACGTAAGGACGCTGAAAAGACCGTACAGGAAGTGTACGACCAGCGTAAGAACGACCTTGAAGCACGCGGCTTGACATGGGAAGAGCCTACCGCTGACGAACGTAATGCGGCAGTCCTCGAAGAGCTGGATAGCCGAAAGCGAACCGGTGAAGCGACCCGTGCAATCAGTCAAGATACTGTTGAAAAGCAGACATCTGAACGCCGCGCCGCAAAGGAAGACCGCCTCAACATTCAGACTGACGACAGGTTCACCGCCCCCGAGAAGGCTGTTCACAAGATAGTCCGAAACGAAGGACGAATCAAGAACACCCTCAAGGCGAGCTATGCGGGACTACTTGACCGAACCGCTGAAAAGTTCGAGAATCGCTCATCGAGTGTGAATCGAATTGAAACGCCAAAGGTTGAAGAAGTAGAAATACCTGTAGAAGTAGAATATGCCCTACTCATGTCCGACAAGGAACTTATTCAGCTCAGCATTGAAGAGTTGAACCAGATTAAAGACTGGCTCGAATCTCAAGCTGAGACACCGGAATACAAGAAGCTCCTTGAAAGTATCAATAAAGCGCTCCGCTATAAAGATGTGAAGTAACGAAAGGTCACACCTTGAAGCGAGCAACAGCCACACTGACAAATCAAGAAACATCAGCAAGCCCCCTTAGTGCCAAGACTAATAAATTTGGTGCTAGGGGGGTGTGGCGTGCCCTAGTCGCATTTATTGCGGCTACCCTCATGGTGCTTTCCCTAGCACCAGGGGTAATACAGCAAAATGCACCCACTCAAGCGCACGCCATAGACGTAACAAAATGGTTCATGTGCGGATACGGTAAAGATAGCACCCCTGCTAAGCTCTACCAATACTCACAGAGCAGTGACTTGCAGTTTGAGGCATACAGTAAATCAGCATCAACTGTCGGTCAAACAAGCCCAGACACGGGCGCTAACGGCTTGCTCAAAATCGTTGGTGTAGACCTCGACAAAAATAACCAACAGCTAGTCATGGGTGGTACCGATGTATCCTCTAGTGAAGGGTACAACAAAGGTGCAAAGCTAAACTTTTTCGACCGCTTCGGACTTGGAGGCTACCAGTTCACAGCATACACAGGCGAGTGGAATCACCTCGTCATTGATGCCTGTAGTGACAAGCCGCAACCCCAAGACCCCAAGGCGAACCACTACTACGACACGAGGCTCGACCCCACAGCAACATGGGATAAAATCAGCTCAAGCCAAGACCCTCGCGTAAAAATCTTCGCGAACGGTCAAGGGGCACGATACGCATCCTCAGTGGGTACATTCGTTGGTAACATTGCACTAGGCGCTACCACATGGGTTGTAGGTCTATTCCTGACCCTCCTCATTCTAAGCTTCAAAGATGTGGGTAAGCTTATCGGTCTAACGGACATACTAGTAGGCACAGACCCTAATAAGGTGGGCGGCATCCTTGGTGGACTCTACCACGGGTTGTTCTTTGTCCTATTCCTAGCAGTAATCCTCGGTGGACTATCCTATACGTTCTACAAAATTGGTGAACGTAAAGGCCAAATCGCAAGTAGGGACTGGAAAGCTGTAATCATCCCAGTAGTTGCCGCCCTCGTTGCAGTAGTTACTATGAACTTCGCGGGTACACTTATGCCCATCCCGAACCGTGTTGCATCATTCGTGCAAAGCATCACCATCAAAGCTACCACTCAACAGCTAGGTAGCTTCGGTGAATGGTGCGCAACAGAGATAGGTGAAAAGAAGAGTACCTATAACGCGGAATCGCAAGATGGAACCAAAAAAGATAAAGACCTTGGCGAAGACATCCACCAAATCGTCAGTGAAAACTACGGAAATATTGTAGCCTCTGAGCTATCCTGTACATTCACTAAACTATTCATCTTCGACCCCTGGGCACAAGGACAATTCGGCACAAGCCCAAATAACCTATGGGCTGAGGGTAAAGAAATCCCATCCTGGGCTAAAGACGGAAAAACCGCCGGAAACAGCAACGGTAAATGGGTAGGCGACGCATCAGTTCCTATGGGTGGCGAAACAACCCTCAATAACTGGGCACTATACCAGCTCAGCACCCAAACCACAGAGCACCTACCAACAGGTAGCGAAACCGACCTGAAAGCACGAACCGCCCAAGGTGTAGCAACCGACTGGTGGCGTGTTGTGGACGCAATGAGCAACTACAACGAAAAGAACGTAGACCTCAAAATCCCGCAGGCAAGTGAACTACCATCCAACGTATCTAACGGCAAATGGGCGCGACCCGCCGAAGCTGTAATGACCTCGCCATACGGTAATCGACCTGAAATCGGTGACGTGCACAAAGGTATTGACTTCGGGGCACAATGTGGCGCACCTATCTACGCCGCCGGTGACGGTAAGGTAGTCTTTGCGCAGAAAGCCAGCGATGGTGCTAACGGTGTTATTATTCAGCATGACGGCGTAAGCACAATGTACTGGCATATGCAGGATGGCTCCTTGAAGGTTAAGGTAGGCGACACTGTAACTGCTGGTCAGCAAATCGGTGCCAGTGGCGACACTGGATTCGCCTTCGGTTGCCACCTTCACTTTGAGGTGCGACCGGGTAGCGACTGGGGCAACCCCGATAATGTTACCGACCCGCAACCGTGGTTCAAAGAGCGAAACATTGATGTAACCAAGGAAGGCGACGGACTAACCCCGCAAGCCGCCGTAACAAGCGACAGCTCAGGGCGTAAGTCAATCGAAATTACCCGTGGTGAGCAGGACTTCGACTCCAAGCCTCTAGCCGCGTGGAACACCTGGACGGGCGCATCTAGCGGCTCACGTCTAGCCGCTGGGCTATCGGCACTAGTCGTATCAATTATTGCTCTAGCGGTGCCTCTAGTATTGGCTATCCTGACTGCAATCACCACAATATCACTACAGCTACTCATCCTGGTTGTACCGTTCGCGGCACTAGCAGTAATGACTGGTAGCGATATTGGTATTGGGTTCGCTAAGCGATACGGCGTAATGGCAACTAAGCTATTCCTGACAAGGGTAGCGCTCGGTCTACTCCTAACCCTATCCGTAGTATTTACCCTATGGGCATACGGAATCATGGAAAAGGTAGGCTGGTGGCAAGGTGTACTAGTCCTAGCTCTACTATCCGTGGCACTCTGGGCGTTCAAGAACAGGGTAATTGCACTTGCAGAAACATATGCTGGTGGTCTTATCCGAATCCCCAACCGCATACTCAATGGTGTAGGGGCATTTGGCAAGCGTGCAACAGGTATTGGAACAGCATCTATGGTATCCGGCCTGTCAGCAAAACAGGCAGGCGGCTCATTCTTTAAGGGTGCACACAATGCCGGTTCCGACAAGATACGAGACGCACTGAACAGTACACGCGCCGGACGAACCGCCCTACGTGTTGCAGTCCGCCCCGTAAGGACAATCCCCGACATCCTCAAGAAATCAGAGGGGCACACGGCTAAGATTGATGAACCTATCAAGATTAGGTGTGCATCATGCGGTAAGGTATACAAGCATGGAGAAATCCGTATGTATGTCAATGAGCAGAACAACCTCATGTACTGCGACACCTGCAAGAAGCACGGTCTAGTACCTAACGCCGACATCCTGAAAGCAGTCAAGACCAAGGCTGACGCAAGGCGCGGAAAGAAGCGCCTCAAGCCCGCACGTGACACCTACGTAAACATGGCACTCAAGAAGCCAGAGCTACAAAAGGAAGCCGTAAAGGACGAAGCATCAGCCTACGCCGCATACAATACCCTAATGGTTGCAGTCGCAGACACCCTATCAAGGCAAGACCGAACCGTTAAAGACCACATGCAACCCGCAGTGGTCAGCTACGAGCTACCAGACCAGCTCAAAAAGTACTTTAACGTAGAAGCCTACAACATGGTACGCGACGCAGACGACATGGAAAAAATGCGCAGGCACTGGGGACAAGCAATCCACCGATTCATCCTCGAAGAGTTCGGCTACACAATCAACCGAACCCCCGAAGAAACAATCAACGACATGCGCCGCAACAGCGACGGATACAGCGCTTGGTGGGACCTCGACCCGAACGCCAAACGTGAAAAGGAAGAAGACAAGAAACAAGACGAAAAGGAAGACCAAGAAGAGGCAGAACAGCCGAAGAAACGCCGCCCGTGGCGCAGGAAAAATAAAAAAGAACAAGACTAGTACCCAAACAACTACCGAACGTGTACAATAGAGGTGTACATGTACAACCCAAAACCATAAGGAGAACCCCTTACTATGGCTACAGCAGAGCTAACAGTCAGTGGATACGCTTCAGGCGACCCGGAAATCACCACCACCAAGAGCGGCATCCCGAAGGCAACAGTCGTTGTCCCGTACACCCCGCAGAAGTGGAACGCTGAGACTAAGCGCTGGGAAGATACCGGCGCTACCGTATGGTACCGCGCTGTATTCTGGCGAGAAAACGCGAACGCTATCGCGAACCTTGGAATCCACAAGGGCTCGTCCGTAACCCTCATTGGTACCCCCTCTATCGAGACTTACATCGATAAGGAAGGCAACCCAGCCGCAAGTGTCCAGCTGAACAATGCGAAGGTATTCGTAGACCACAGCCCCCGACGCTCATCAGGCAACAAGGGCAACAATAATAACGGCGGTCAGCAGTACCAGCAGGGCGCACCCCAGCAGGGCTACCAACAGAACGCACCCCAGCAAGGTTGGGGACAGCAAGGCGGACAGTACCAACAGGGCGCACCGCAACAGGGTTGGGGACAGCAAGGCGCACCCCAACAGCAGGCATGGGGTAACGACAACACCCCGCCATTCTAAAATAGACCTATGAAATAGGTTGAAAAACATAGCTAACCCCCGGTTACTTACAGCCGGGGGTTAGCTATGTTCACGGTATGGGAATATATACAGTACCGGCTATCTTCCTTGCACTGTACTTGCTTCTAACGCCAGCAGTTTCTTTCATACTCAAGCGGATAGACAAGTCACGAGAAGTAAAACACCTCGAAGCAAGCAAGTCACAACCAGCCGCCAAACGCAAGCCATACGACCCTATCCGTGGAAAGTGGAAAAAACACCTCAAGTTCACAAAACAGGACAAGAGGCACGTAGCTTTTAAGCTACCCGCAATCCCACCCTGGGTAAAAAACCTACTAGCAAACGGAGAGGAAAAACCAGAAACAGAAGAAGAGCCACAAGAAGAAACAACCGGAACGTTTGAGCTACCCCGCGTGTCACGCCGTGGGGTAATCTTTGTTATCTGGCTAACCGGTGCCGTACTCGCTTTCATTGCCCCCCTACTAAAAAACTACCTACTAGAGCTAGTCGCACTAGGCGTATGGGGACTATATATGACAGTCGCACTACTATCCGCACGCTGGATGCTAAAAGAGCGTTCAAAGGTAGACCGCAAGCTCATAGTCACCTGTAGCAACTATCTCAAGATACCCAAAGAAGAAGCACCCAGCTCATACGTAGTAGACGAATGGGACTCGGAAACAGGAATTGAACCCGTACACATTACCTTCACCCTATCCGAAGACCACCCCCACACCGGCAACCTACACGAAACAGCACTCGACTACATGAACGCCGTACTCACCAACGTGCGAACATATGTCGAAGACAACACCGACGGCAAACCCGGCTTCGACTTGCCGAACCACTCGTTTAAAGTCCGAGCTAAACCACCCATGCCAACCATTGCAACCTTCAACCCACACTACATCTTCGCTGAAGGTGTAGAACCAGGCGCATTTGCTATCGGACTAGGCAACGAAGGCGGCATGGAAGTTCCCGTTGAAGAAGGTTCAGATAAGACCGTTGTCGTTATCTACGTGAACGTATCCGGCGAAGCAGAACATTACGCCAAAGACCACGGCAAAATCATGGTTGCCCCGCCAACACCAATGGTGCTAATCATGGGGCCAACCGGTTCAGGTAAAGCGCAGGCAAACACCGAACCTATTCTCCGCCGCCGCTTCTACACCATCTACAATGGCACAGAATATGCCGTGAAAGGAATCCCCTATGACGAAAACAACCCGAAAGATTTTGAATCCCTCCGGGTATAGGGGCGAAAAACGCACCAAAGTCAAAGCAGGAACCTCATTCCAAACTAAGGGGCGAACACTCAAAATCGCCCCCAACAAAGTAGAAGCACCCAAAAAGAGGGGGTGCCACATCCCAGGGCACCCCCTCGACCTTGACCTACGAATCAATACCGGATACCGCGCCTCCACCATGTTCGGTATCGACCTCATGCTATCCTCACATACGGTAACCAGCCGGTTCACACCAAGTCTAGACCAACACTGCGGAATATTCTGGAACGGCAACGAAGAAGAACTACACGAAATCGTGGAGAATATCGTAAGCAACCCGACAACCCGAAACAATACCGCAACATGGGAGGCACCAGCCCGAATCATAGACCTAACCCCCGATAATGACTTCAAAAAACACGAGTTCACAGAAAAAGTCATTACCAAATCATACTACTCACACCAACCAGACGAAGAGCTACAAGTCATAGACTACCTCTATGAAGTGCTCAACAAAATTAAAAGCAGGTGCGAATCAGCTAAAGTAACCTCACCCCCAAGTAAACACTATGACCTCATTACCCTCTGGGTAACAGCACGCCAAGCGGAAAACATGGCAAAACAACGCCCCGAACAGCTAAACACCCTACTAGAAGAAGGGGGAACATACCACATCCCACTAATCTTCTTCATAATAGGCGACCCGATAGAAGCAGACACCTTCACAAAAATGCTAACCAAAGCACTATTTCTAGGCGAACGCAATAAGGAATACATCTACGAAACACTCAATGAGTACAGCCTAGAAACCACCGGGAAACCCATCAAGGTATACGACACCCGAGCACACCGATACCCACTAGGATACGAACCCATCTGGAAAGAACGCCAAAACAAATTCGCCCTAGCCTCCCTATACACCCTAAAGAGCCACGGAATGTCACTGAAAGGCGTACAGAAAGCAGAAGCCCAAGCACACAACAAAACCGTGTGGAACGACTTCCTATCGTCCCTACCCACCTTCGAGCAGTAAGGCACAAACAAACATGACAACCCAAGAAAAAGAAACACTAGAAATCGAAGACAACACACCAGTCATCGACTTCAACGACCTACCCCACAACGGGGCACAAGAAATCTACAGCGTCACCGAAGTAGTCACAATTGGCGACCTCACAGAATACGACTGGGTATTTGATGAGAACATGCTACCCCAACCAATCAAGCAAATCTTTGAAACCCACATACCCGCCAAACAATACGAGTTCGCCATCGACAAGACAGACGCTAAAGGAAACTACATCGAAAGCTCCTATGGCGGAACCCACCTAATTAAGTTCGCCACCGAAGCAGACCGAAACCTATTCCACACCCGCGTCCAGTTCGCCCGAAAAGTACTCAAAAAACTCAGTAGGAAATCAATCAAAGAACTAGAGAACATCGCAGAAGATAAAGAGTGGAAATACCAGCCATGCTACGGGCACACCCTATTCATGGAAATTGCACCCCACACCTGGCACACCCTCTACTGGAACGGTGCAACCGACCATGAAGATGCAACCAACCTCCGTAACGTAATCAACCGCGTACTCGAAGCAATCGGGCCAATCACTGAAGACACCAACAACTACATCGACTACATGGAAAGGTTCTACCCAGACAGTGACGAAGCAGGCGAAGACATCCTAGAAAACAAGAAAACCGCTGTGGAACTAGGATACGACCCGCACATCGCGGCACAACAGCTACTCATAATGCTCAAGCCGCGAAAATATGCCAAAAAATACCTCGACATGAAACTACCCCCCTGGTGGTGGAACAACCCATCGAAGTACAACTATGCAGGAATCGAGATAGGACACGTCAAAACACTAGGCGAAATCGCGGAAGCAGTCTCACGCGGATACCTAACCTTTGAAGAACTTGAACTCCCAGGCATCACCCTCAAGGTGACTAGCGAACCAAACGCCACAACTGATAACCTAGATAAGCAAGAAAAAGAAGAGCCACAAGAATAAAACGTGGACAAGTAGAAAGGTCACATATTGACGGCTACAGAATCCAAGCGCCAACACATCGAACTTCAGCAATGGGCAGTTGGAGTAGCCCTAGCAGACCCCGAAGAGCAAATCCCAGCTTTCCTAGCAAAAGTACACCCTAAAGCTATCACGGAGCCAACCCTAACCCCTGTAGTCAAAGGTATCAAAGCTATCATGGACGACACTAACCGTCCACCTACAGGGCAAGACGTTGCACTATGGCTTCAAGCCTACGATACCCCCGGTCTTGTAACCGCCGGGGGTATACAAGGCATCTCAAACCTCGTAGAAGCAGGCGAGGAAGCTATCTTCAACATCAACAATGTTGGCGCCCTCTATGATGCACTGAACGCCGCCGCCTACCATGCGGAACTAGAAGCTCTCACAAGCGACTTCTACAGCAAAGTACGCCAAACACCCCCTAGTGAACTAGACAACTTTGCAAACAAGGCGCTGAACGACCTCAAGAGCCTCAAAGCATCATTCGCCACAGACGTAAGCGAATACGTACACAGTGCCTCTGAAATTATTGACGAAATCGACCAAGAGCTAGAAGACGCACGCAACGGCAAGGGCACAGTGGGAATCCCCATGAGTAACTTCCCGCGCCTCAGCGACTATATAGGCGGTCTACGACCCGGTAACCTGACCATCATCGCCGCCCGCCCCGGCAAGGGTAAAACCACTTTCTGCTGTAATATCATTGCGCCACTGAGTGAAGCAGGGCTAAGCACCCTGTTCTTCTCAATCGAAATGAAAAAGACCGAAGTCATGAAAAACATTATCGCCTGCCGATACGGTCTGCCCTCCCGTGACTTCAACAGCGAATATGGTCTAGCACCCGAAAAGCAAGCCGCCTACGACAAGTTCAAAGAAAGCATTAGGCACTGGAAACTCAACGTTGCAGAAAAGGGTGGTATCAACATTGAAGAGGTGCGACAGCTTGCCCGCCGCCAAGCAGAATCCGAACAAGGTCTAGATGTTATCATCGTAGACTATATTCAGATTGTTAAGACAGACGACCCTAAAGCCCACACAGGCGACCAGGAAAAGCTCGCATACGTCACATACGAACTGAAATACCTCGCACTAGAACTAGATGTCCCTATCGTGGCAACATGTCAGCTGAACCGCGCCAACACGAACGAGAAAGACCTGCCACCTACCCCTTCAAGTATTCGAGGTTCCGACGCTATCCTTCAGGCGGCAAGCCATGTTATCGCACTACACCGTGACGATGACGAAGACCCGCACGTAACCCAAGCAATCATTTTGAAGAACCGCACAGGCCCCTCTAATATCACTATCCACATTGATACGGCACTAAACATTTGCTTCTTTGCTGAAGACATGAACGAAACTATCAGTAAGTTCAAGGGCGGAAGCACAGCAACCCAGGAAATGCCCCAAGCCAGCTACCAGCTACGACCCGGAAGCTTCTAACCATATGCTAATACCAGGAATTGACTACACGCCACTAACAGGGCTAGACACACCCGGACTTTACGACCCCAACGTTAAGACTAAAGAGTTTATGTCCGTCTACGTAAACCATGTAAAGCCGCACGTCGCCTACCGTAACTACTTCAATCAGTATGACCACGGGCGTATCTACCGCACAGTGAAAACACTGTACAAAGAATACGTCCTGAAACGTGGGTTGCTGACAGGCAAGGAATTTTCAGTTATCCTAGAAGAAGTATACAAATCAGGAATGATACTAACCCCTGGCACATTCTCAGCGCACTATAAGGGGTACACGTCAAACAATGAGAGGACACAGCCTTAATGGGTGACATGAACCCTAGTAAAAGCAAGCGACTTCAAGCACTAGCGAACACCCTCGAAGCAGTTGCCGCAAAAACAGAGCAGAACAATGCATCCGACAGGCTTACGGGAACCATCCGACACAACACCATCGACCCCGCCAAGCTACAAGCAACCATCAACGAGATGCGTGCCAAAGGAACCGCCCAAATCAGCTTGAACGAAGCGGAGCTAATCAGGGAAACCACTAAAACCTTCGAGGAAAAGATTATCCCTAAGCTCTATCGAGGTAAAGTGTCCCTACCAGACCTGACACGCAACCCGTCACGCAACATTGCGGAAATGGCGAACAGCATCAAGGGAATCTTGGATATTGACCCGAAAGAGCCGCAACCAATCTTCATCCACTCGCCAGACATCATGGTAGACGCTAACCTACACGCCTGGGGTGCTGTCATGTGTTACGTATCTCGCGGCATCCTCAACGACAAGAAGTTCCTGAAAGTTGATGAAAGTGAGCTTTTGGCGAAGAACCGTGCCGGATACATGGAAACCCAAAAGAATGTGGCTCTAGCCGAACAGGACGCTAAGGTAGTCCTATTTAGTGCATCAGACGTGGACACATACTCCCAGACCGAAGCTACAACCCTAGCAACCCTGTTTAAAGGGTGGGCAGAAGAGCAGGTCGCAATCATCATCGTTTCCCCACGCCCCTTCAACCTATGGCTAAAACGTCTACCCCGAGATGTTCAACCAATACTTAACACCCTATACATGGGACACGTAGTTGAACCAGCAACCACCCAAACAGGTACAATAGAACAAGGCGGACTGAATCACTCAGTCCTCGACATTCTCCAGTAACCTTGAGAACAGGAACAACACGACACAATGACAACCGAACAGACTGTTAAAATTACGGCATCAATCGACTCATTCGATACCGCCCTGAAATGGGTACTCGACGCAAAGCCCGACACTATCACCGTCACCATTGACCCGGAAACTAACACCGCGTCTCTGAGGCACACAAGTAAGATGGGTTCGCCGGTACCCGGATACCACGAACACCCCATCATCCCCGAGACTATTACGGGTGACAGGAAAGTGTCAGCACACCTTGCAGACCCCAACCAGCTACGACAAGCCCTCAAGCTGGCATCCTTCACCGCAGAAATGTGTACTTTGTCAATCACCCTTTACGGCAATGAAGTACGCGAAGCTGTAGTGACCGCCGGTGTGCACAACACGTTCAGGCTAAGCACCTCGACCCTAGCCCGAAACCCCCGCCCCGTAACCGCTAACGTTGGCTCTTTGCCTACCCAGGGACTAGCTCAGGGAATTAAGGTGGCCCGCTCCGTCAATAACGGTGACGACCAGAACAGCCTATATGTCATCTTTAAGCTGAATGATAATAATGAGCTTGAAATCATGGCATCTACTAGTGCCGGTAGGGTCGCCGTGCTAATGTACAAGACACCGTTCACCCCGCCCCTGGTTCTAGATGAGCATGAGCAGGAAAAGACGGAAATCATCAAGGCTGGACTGAGTATCCTGCCGGAAACCAAGAACTTCAAGGGTGAAACTGTGGAAGTTCTTGTATCTGAACAGTACCTCGGCTTCCGCGACAGTGAAACAGGCGCAATCGCCCTATACGAGAACCGTAACGTACCACTACAGTTCATCCAGTCCTTCCGTACTTTCATCCTTGACAAGCGAGGATACGAGTTTGAGCAGAACGCTGAAGTGGACGTATCCAACCTAAAGTTGGCGCTACAGGCTATGCACTCCGCTGATAAGGAAGCAACAGAAACCACCGTCATCTTCGACCAAAGCTCAAACATGCAGGTCAAGCTAGGTGAATGGGTGGTAGACCTACCTGTAGACGACACCGGAATTACAAGCCCCTTCACAGCTAAAGTCCAGTACGTACCACTAAGCCTATTCGCAACAGCGCACATTACCCCTAAATGTACGATGTCTTTCCTACCCCAAGGCAAGAGCGAAGGCGAACGACTACTAATGACGCACAATAGTGTCAGTGAATCATCAAGTCTATTCGTGGTTACAAGTTGCTCCGCAGTAACTACTAACTAAGAAAAGACAGCCCCATAAGAAGCATGAATAACAACCAATACCTTTACATGTTGCCAACAATGCTCCTTATGGGGCTTTTTCTTGTCGCCAACGCATCAGGTGCGCCCACCTGGATTAAACCACAGCGGAACGCACATTGGGTGTGGGCTCGGATACATGCCATTGCCATTATTCCGGCTATCGCCGTATCAATAATCCTGGCACACCACCCCTGGTATGAAGAAAATATTGTTGCACGAACAGGTGCCACTTTCCTTACATACACGTTCATATGGACAGCTCAAACTGATATTTCCTACAGGAAAGCAAGCGGCACACATATCATGCAGGGCTGGGTAGCATACCTACTTCTAGCCGCTATCGTGCAAGACATAACAACTATTGCACTGTCAATAACAGCACTAGTACTAGGTGGATTCATTCGCCACTGGTGGGCATCAGACGCAACCCTAACCGTTGTTGCCTTGAGCTACATTGCGCCCATTGCTGTAGCGCACCCCACCGCTGGTATTGTAAATATCGTTGCCCTACTGCTAACCCTCGGGGCATACGCTATTGTAAAAATCTACAAAAAGCGACATAGGCATTTGAAAATCCCCCTAGCCCCTATACTCCTTACACCTTTCGTACTCTTGCCAGCAGTAGCGCTATTGCCCGTCGCTATGGCATAGAAGAAGACCCCCAGCTGATACATAAGATAGGAAAACATGAGCACTGAAGTTGAGATTATAGACCCAGGAACAAGCACCCCCGCTCCTGTGAAGATTGAAGCCGAAGAAGAAACTTTGACCGTTGAAGACGCTAATAAAATCACAGAAGCGATTAGCCACACCACGGGAGCACTATGGTCACTCCTATATACGGCGCACAGCAGGAAAGCACACCTAGCACTTGGTTATAAAACCTGGAACGAATACATCGACGCAGAGTTCGGCATCTCACGTTCAGCCGCCCATGCCCTAGTAACGCAAGGTGCTGTAATTGAAACACTAACCTCCGTGGCACCCGAAGGAACTAAGCTACACTTCACCCAAGCTCAAGCGCGAGCAGTTAAAAAGTCACTAGATGCTGTAGCATCAATCGCCGCTGAACGCACTGTAGGTAAGACACCTGAAGAAGCTCAGGAAATCATCAATGAAATCGTGGCAGAGCGCGAAGAGCAGGATAAAGCAGACAGGGAAGCACTTAAAGCTAAACGTGAAGCGGAACGCCAAAAGAAGCTTGAGGCAGAACGTGAAATGTACGAAGCTGTAGCAACCCAAATCATCAACCAAGCCGCCCAAGAAGCAGGATACAGCCTAACAGGTGAAGATACAGGGCAAGCTGGTGAATACAGTCTAACGGGCGAAGATGAGGAAGCAAACACCTCAACCACTGACAGTATAGATAGTGCGGAACCTAAAGAGCCGCAATCTGAAACAAACCGTAAGGCAATCGCACTGCGAGGACTATACACCGCTATCGGTCATGTTAGTGCAATCCCCGAACCACAAGAAGCGCTAAGCATTATCCCACAGGAACGAATCAGCAAGACCCATAGTGAACTATCCGCAATGGAACAAAAGATTCACGACATTATTGTTGCACTAGAAGAAAAGTACGGTAAGAGTATCCTTACCCAAACCATGACCAGCTAACCACGAAAGGTACCAAACACCCATGCCCCGAGCAAAACTTGCAGGCGGAATCGGCGGAAAAGCTTCACGCCTAGCCAGGCTAGGTAGCACCCTAGCACAAAACGCAGAAAGTGACGAAGCAACCACCGAAGCACCCGTCACCACACCAGTAGAAGCACACTACCAAGAACCAGAAATCCACGAAGAAACCCACGCTCAAGAAGAGAACAGTATCATCGAGCAGGAAGTCATGGAGGCTACAACATCTACCGTGGACACCAAGGATACCGAAGAGCTCCTACACGATACTAACCTGGAAGAACCCGAAGAGTCACAGGAAGAAGAATACGACGAATCAGAATATGAAGAAGAAGTAGACTCAGAGGAATCAGACCAAGAAACCGTAGAAGACGAAGCGGAAGAGGACGAGGAAGAGGAAGAAACGGAAGAAGTCGCCACTTCCTACGGCTACTACCAAGAAGAAACCGAAGAAGCAGATAGTGACTACATGCCCGCAAGCGCTGAAGCTACCATTGATGAAGAATCAGACGATAATATCAATGAAGAAGCACCTGCTGATGAAGTAGAGCCTGAAAAGCCAGTGAAGGCAAAGGTCACCCTAGATGCCCTAGCTCAGGTTAAGCTAACTATCGCACTCATCAACATCCTTGGTTCTCTTGAACCAGCAGACCTAGAAGGTATAAATATCCTACTAGGCAACCCGACCAGTACGGAACTGGCAGAAACAGTTGCCGCGATTGTCTCAGACCCCGCAGGTACAGAAACACTACTAGAAACAGTTGCACCTCTCGCTGAGATTGACCGGACAGATGTAGTCCTAGCCGCCGTCAAGTACTACGCCCTGCTCATCAATGAGTATGACGAATCCACACAGCAGAATCTAGCAACTATCCTACTAGATGAAGCGCCCGAAGATGCAAGCCTGGCTCTCGAAAGCCTAGCAGTAGCACTAGCTAAGGCACCAGCTTCTATCTTTGACGTGGCAACCCAAATTATCGGGGCACTGCAAAGCATTTAATCTGTAATTGAATACTTGATACCACATTAGGTGGGGTGCATATAACAAGCACTCCGCCTAATGTGGTATTATTGGGTGTGTAAAACCCTGCAAATAATGAAAGGTGAAGAATGGTAGCACTAGAGTTCGCAAGCAACGACTACAGCACCAACCAACAGACTACTATTAACCCGGAAAGTGTACGCCCCTACGACATTGTAGTGGGTGTGTCAAGCACGCAACTCCACCTAACAGCTACCACATACACCAACGTAACCGGTGGTGACACCCTACGAACCCTGTACATGCGAGCACAGGAAACTAACGGTTGCACTTTTACCCAAGACGCAACTGGCAAGCTAGTAACCATCTCAGTTGATAAGGGTAACCTAGAAGCAACCCACATAGTAGCCGAAATTCTAGCCGCTACCGCGAGCTCAATCCGAATCGTTGGCGACACGCAAGCCTTCTATGACAATATGCCGTGGAAAGCTGTAGCATACTATAACCCTTCCACCGGCGAAAAAGGCGACGCATCACACATTACCGTCGCGTCACTAAACCCTTGGGGAATCAACGAAGTAACCTTCAAGTACCTCCGCAACCTTGGCGGCTGGAAAACCAAGGAAAGTAAGAACGTCTGGCATGTACCCGCAAACAAAATCATCAAGCTAATTCAGAGTAACCAGGCAGGGGAGCGCGGCATCGCAATCACCCGCTCAATTGCAGAGCTTTTGGTTGGCAATATTGACTTTGACGGCAAAATTCTCAGCCTACAGGAAGTGCCCGTCAAAACACTCAATTTTGCAAAATATGACACGCGCCCTCGAAACGCTAAGCGAGAAAAGGGTAAGACCCTAACTGAATCGCTCACCAAGTCAGGTTATGGGTCGGTCTTTGATGTTCTCTATAACCGCCCTAACAGGTACATTGACCTGTCTAACCCTGCTACTAGCCTTCAAGGTCTAATGATTGGCGATAACGCCTACATTACCGGCAAAATTAACAGCTGGACGACAATGAACAGTGGTAAGGGTGCATATTGCCATGTGCAAACCGCTGATACTGAAATCCTGGTAACCTTTTGGGGGCCTAGCCAGTGGCGAGAAAGCAAATACCCGGCAGGCACAAACGTGCTCATTGGTGGTAAGGTAAGCTACTACAAATCAATCGCTCTAACAGGTGATTTTATTGACACGCTAGACGTTGCAGACACCAGCAACCCATACATGCCTATCTACGCGCAGTCACCTTCACGAGGAATCACCACAGACCTTATCTCTAACCTGCTTCGAGAAGCCCTGACACGCCTAAACGTCGAAGGGAACCAGGGTATCGTACAAGAGGAATACTGGGCTAAGGAAACCCTTCCCGAGGGTATCCACACCATGAAGGAAGCACTACAGCTACTTCACTTCCCCCAAAAAGAAGACGACATCCGCACGGCACTTGAATCTCTCGCATGGTATGAGCTTGTACGCCTACAGGTCATCATTCAGGGTGCCCAAAAGAAGACTGATGTTTCACAGGGTATTGAGAATAAAGGCTCCGATAATGGGTACGTTCAGCATGTCATCAACAGCCTGCCGTACAGCCTTACAGGTGACCAGCAGGCGGCTCTTAAAGTCATTCAGGAGCGAATGGCAAGCAATAAGGCAATGGACGCTCTGCTATCAGCTGACGTAGGCTCAGGTAAGACCATTGTTCAGATTCTAGCCGCCCTCAACGCCGTAGATTCAGGTCGTCAAGCGGTTATTATTGCCCCTACAGACATTCTTGCTAAACAGATTCATAAAGCCGCCACAGTAGCCCTGGAAGGCGTAGAAGACCTAGAAGCTGTATACCTATCCGGCTCAATGAAAGCCGCCGATAAAAAGAAAATCTTCAAAGGTCTAAAAGAGGGTGACATCCGCCTAGTCATCGGAACCCATACGGTACTAACCGCACCAGGATTTGAGAATCTAGGATTTGTCTGCTTTGACGAACAGCAAAAGTTTGGTGTAGAGCAAAGGGAGCGACTAGCTATCGCCCGTCAAGACGAAACCATCCCGGACTTCTTGACTGCTACAGCAACACCTACACCCCGGACGGTAGCGCAAATGGCATACGGTCAGGTTGAGTTTATCCAAATCAAGGAAAAGCCAGCCGGTCGAAAGCCTGTAGAAACAGAATGGGTGCCCACCAAACACGGCGACATTCTCAATGACATTGTTCACCCCATGTGGTGCGACTTGAACAGCGAGATTGCCGCCGGGCACCAAGTGTTCGTTATTGCACCCAGGGTAGAAGAAACCTCAGACGCACCAAGCGTAACGGAGCTGAACAACGAGCTTAAAACAGTTCTACCAACAGCCCGCATCGGAGTAGTACACGGCAAAATGAAAGTAGCCGAACAGGAAGAAGTCATGAACAGCTTCCGAAACGGTGAACTTGATGTGCTTATCGCCTCAACCATTATTGAAGTAGGCGTAGACGTACCCGGCGCAACTCGCATCGTAATCATGGGTGCAGAACGACTAGGAGCATCTAGCTTGCACCAGCTACGCGGACGTGTAGGACGAAATGACCTACCCTCCAAATGCTGGCTAGTCACCCCGGCAGAAAGCAAGAGCGCACAAGCCCGCATGAACGCCCTAGTGGAACACAGTGACGGATTCGCTATTGCTGAAGCAGACACCGTTACACGCGGCGAAGGTGACATCCTCACACAAAGTCAGCACGGAACCAACAAGAACAGGTTCCTGCGACTCAACGAGCACCGACACCTAATCCCTAGCGCCGTAGAATCAGCAACGCGAATCCTAAGCAACCCCAAGCACGGCACACAAGCCTTGCAGGATGCTGAGAAATTCTTCGATAATTCAAACGACCTACCGTAAGGAACATGAGCAACATGGGGAAAGTCCTGGACATAATTCAGAAACCCGGAAAGTACATAGAACAAAACGCCCGCGACCGAGGGCGAACCCACATTAGGCGAATCATGATAGCGTGGAACACACGTGACAAAAAGCAAATCGCCGTATGGGTTGGACTCCTTATATATGGAGTAATTACCGGCGTATTGTTTGACATCTTCACACCTAATGAACTGTGGGCAAAAATCTTGGGTGCCCTATTCTCAGGTATCCCACTCATCTACGCAACAGCAACACTGTCCTACCTAGTGTCCTACATAGTAGGGCAAATTCTAGTAGATAAGACAGAAGGTGAGTGGGTGCCACTCAAGGAACAGCACTGGGCAAGCCTTAAAGCCCGAGTAGCAATAGTTGCACCAGTAGCAACACTCATGTGCGTACTGTGCATCTTCATACCCGAAGGAACGCACCTATGGTCAGTCATGAACGCAAGCGCTCTCGGATTTACTCTAGCCCTATGCACATTCCTACTCACAACAGAGGATGAGCAACACGCTAAAGCCTTCGGTGTACGTGACCAACGAACACAAGAAATTGACGCGGCTCTAGACGAGTATAGGGAAAACGTCAAGAAGCGGAACGAAAAATCTAAAGAACAGGCAGAACGCCGCCGCGCGGCAAGGCGTGAAAGGTTCTTTGGAAGCCCTAAGAAAAAAGTGGAACAACCCGAAGAAACAAGCGAGTAAACCACAACCAGCAATGCCAGGAATCCCGTATAAACAGGGCTCCTGGCTTTGCTATACCCACTATATATGTAATTTCTTCACCCCTACTCCATAAAGGAACACGAAATATGGCACCACAACACGGACAATGCTGGATACATAACCTAACACGCACACAAGGTGAATGTGACGACGCTCTCATGGGGCCTGCTCATGCGGCAACCGGCGTAGCCGCCTTTCTAGCCGTACTAGCATTTGGTGCAAGCTTCACAACATACTTCGTGACCAACTCACCCACAGTAGGAATATTCACACTCTCACTACTAGCCTTCGTCGCCGGTGCCCTAATCCCAGACTTTGACAACACCTCATCTACCGCAAAGTCAGCAATGGGAATTTTTGGTGAACCAATCACAGCCCTATTCCGCGAAAGCTCACGACTAGTACAGACCATCCACACCAAAGCAGACGCTAAATCCCGCGCAAAATCACACGACTACCTACACCGTGGGTTTTGGCACTCACTCATGGGAGCCGTAGCACTAGCACTCGTCGTAAACCTAGCCACCAGCAACCCTATCGTCACGGCAATCAAAGTACCGCTAGGGTTTGTTGGCATCAATAATCTAGGCGCTCTTATCGCCGCTATTATCTGCCTAGCCGCCATGCACATTGCCCTATCAGGCTTGAACATCAGCGCACTCAAAAGCGGTAAGCACCTCAACTCAATAGTGACCTTCGCACTATCCCTAGTAATCACAGGGGCACTCTTCGCATCAATCCCAGCCGGACAGTACACCTGGATTGGCTACAGCATGGGTGCCGGTGCCGTAGTCCACATTATCGGTGACATGTTCACCAAAGCAGGTGTTCCCCTCCTAGCCCCAGTTGTACCCCGAAAAGGCAAACTGTGGTACACCTATAGGGTCGCCACCTACGACGCGAAAAGCCCCTCACTTAACTCAGGTGTGCTATGGCTCAGCATAGGAATTAGTGTCCTTTCACTCATGATTCTTCTTCCGCGAATACTAGGACACTAAAGCAGACCCATGAAAAACTAAAGGAAAACAACCATGACCCCCGTAATCTTCGTACTACTTATCCTACTGCTAACCCTAGTAGGCGCACTCTACTATGCATGGAAAGCACTAAACGCACTATCAGACATCCTAGCAAAACGCGAAGAAGCAACAGCTGAAATTGTGACCATCATAAACCAGATGCGCCACAAGAAATATGCCGCTTACGGCGCAACAGGACTCCCTTTCAAGAGCCTTGCCTGGGACAAAGTAGAAGCCATTTCACGCACCGGCATTGGAGGCAACGACAGCACCACTGAGAAACAGTTCACACAGGACGTAACCACAATCATCAAGGATACCCTCTGGAACGGTGACACCACAGCAAGCATTGAAGCACGCCGTGAATACGACAGGTGGTACGAAACAGAGATTGCCCCCCTCATCAGTAAGCTAGTGGAAGCATCAGACAAGTACAACAACGCAAACAATACAATCAGCCACGACCGCTTCTTGGACGCGCTAATCACCCGGAAATACGAGGCAACCATCAATGAAAGCTAAATCAACCCGAAAAGTCAAGACAAGCAAGCCCAAAGGAACAGGGCGTAAGACCCAAACCAAAGAAGGGCACAGCATCGCCTACTTTAAAGATGCTGTAAGCCCTGAAGAACTCGAAGAGTACCTAGAATCAGGGCGGTACCTGCTTTTCAAAGACATGCCCCGCCGTGCACAGAAAAGGGCGGTAGCACAGTTCAAAAAGAAGCAAGCCCTGAACAGTAAATCAGTCAAAATGATGTTCGAGCACCTCAAATACGGCTCGCCCGTCCTCTACGACACGCAAGAAGAAACACTGACACTACCAATCAGCAAACCAGGTCTAGACGGCGAAGGTCACTCAAGCATCAACATCAGCACAGACCTTGTAACCCCAGGTGCGCTTGAAGCCGCCGCCGCAATCTATCTACCAGGACTGCGTAAGGTGATGAGTAAATCAGAGATTGAAAAAGCCCGCGCCAAAGAGAAGCAACGCCAAAAAGCGGAACTACTGGAAGATGCAGACGCTATCGACCAGAAACTCCTCGAAGAATGGTTCCAGATGGAACAAGCAAGCGACTATGTTCCACCCACTAAGCCGGAATTTGAAGGGCAACGACTTCTCAGCAAAGAAGAAGTGCTCGCCGCCGTTAAGAAAGGCAAAGCCGACGGTGAACGCATGTACGGGTACCGGAAAGAAAAGGAATGGGAAAAATAGCATATGGAAGATTTCAAGAGCGCAATTATCGCCTTCACCCTACTACTGGGGCTTTACCTCTTCTTCACACGAATTGAGCTTGGTCAAGAAATTGTAGCCAACGTCCTGCTGTGGTTCCAAGAAAACCCACTCTTTAAAAAATAATGGTACGATAGATGGGTAAGGATATTAACACATAAGAAGAACGGATTTTCCAAGCTCATGAACAGCAACTACGCAATTGCAGACTACGAAGCACCAGTATATGCGCCACTCAACAGGAACCACACCTGGAACACCTCAGCAGGGCATGTGTCATCATGCCTCTATACGTACAACGACTTGCAACGTAAAGTATATGAGGTGCTACCGGAAATAAAGCGAGAGACTAAACTCTTCCCGCATGAAACCGTGGCATACATGACCGAGCGATTCGTAACATTGGTAAACGACCTACAGTTGCACTACCAGTTCTACGTAAACCGGATTAATTACATCTACATGACGGAACCCCAACTCAGGGGACTCAAGAACGCCGCAAGTAGCATGAGGGTGCAAGCGGTGGTACGCCAAGCACAAGAACTGTTCCATCCCCTAACCTGCAAGATGGTTGAAGACCACGCCCTAACAGGCGACACGTTCGAGATTGAAGAATGGCTAGAAGGAATCAAGCAGACCGCCACAAGGATGCTCATCGCAAACGCTGACGTGTTCTTCAAGACGGCAGGCGAACTACCCACCCCGCCCGACGGTGCTTATGCAGGTGAAGATACCCAAACCTTCCAAGAGCAAGCACCAGAAAATAACTACAACGACAACGAATACGTAGAACCAGAATCCGCACCAAGCGACGTATTCTAAAAAAGAACCTAGTAGGCGACCAAAGCACAAGAAACCAGCTTTGGTCGCCAACTAACTCCCACCACACCAGGACACAAAAAATGACAGAAACACCCCAAACCATAGAACTAGTACTAGACATCCCCACCTGCATCGTCTTCACCGCAAACAATGCACTCAACCACCGCGTAAAAGCTAACCGAGTCAATGCACTACGAGGCCTCGCATCATACCACGCAACCCAACACCTAAAGAAAAACCCAAACTTCAAACCCTTCAAACACTACACCGTACACTTTGAAGTACTAGGGCACAACAGGGGCACACACCTAGACCCAAACAACTACGCACCAACACTCAAAGCACTTATCGACGGCGCAACCGGCAGGTGGTGGGCAGACGACGACGCAGTACACCTAGTACACTACTCCTGTAGCTACGGCGGATTCTACAAGTCACCCAAAGAAGACCCCATCAAATACAGGCGTTTTCACATCACCATCACAGAGTACAACCCGGAACAATCAGCCACACAAGAAATCAACCCCATCCTAAAAGCCGTCGAACGACCAGACCTGGACGAAAAAGCTAAAGAATGGTCATTCAACCCCGAAGAAGACCACGAACCAATCCCCTTGGTTAAAGAAGATAAAAAATACGACCCCAACAACGGCATCGCAATGTACAAAAAACTCGTAGCCACCGAACTACGCAAAAAAACCATCCCAAAGCCAGAGGCGGCGGCGGCACTCGCACCAATCGAAATAGAAGAAGAACCACTAATAGAATTTTGCCCACCACAAGACAATGAAACGCCACAAGAACCCGCCGAGCTCAATTGGTGACAACCCCCAAGCTATGTAATACGAAGTTAAAGCAGTAACCCCACGTATCGAAGAAAGCACGAGGTAGACATGAGTAAAGACACGCAAGTCCTAAACGTAACGCAAGTATTTAGGCGTGACCAGCGCCTATGGGCTGTAGGTAAAGATGTGTCCCTCAGTCAGTCAATCGCCTTCAGTACTCTAGGTATGTGGGGTTCCTTCTTCGGAGGTCTAACCCTCATATTCGCGGGCATACTATATATATTCGTAGGTGCACCAGACCTACCATCAGCACTAATCGCAGGCGCGATACCCGGAGCCCTAATAGGTGCGTTCCTGACATGGTTCTTCAACACCCCCAAAGACATATTCGGTGGCGAAACACTATACACATACCTTGTCGGATACTTCAAATGGAAGCAAGAAGCACGAATGTACCTAGACGGCTTCGAGCAAGACCCGAACATCAACCAAGTCTACCGAATCGACGCAGAAATCCAGCTACCACCAGCACCCAAGAAAACACAGTAAAAGGAACACGCATAGCCCATGTATAAGCCAGACCGACCAATGGCAATCGGGTACGCAAACAGTGTACCCCAATCAAAAACTCTATTCAGCCTACACTCAGCAAACAAAAGCAATAAAGCACCCATTACACTAGTCACTGGCAACACGGGTAGCGGTAAAACCTACTGCATGTTGTGGCTAACAACTCTAGCCGCAATCCAAGGCGCAACCGTCGTCGGTATCGACTGGAAAGGTGACCTACTTAAACTCGCAGGCGCACAAGAAGTAACAGGTGTTCCAGTTCGCCGCGCAAAAATTGACCCCGAAGACCCAGAAAATATTGGTATCCTTGACCCCTTCATCGTGTTCAGTAAAGGTGAAAGCAAAAAGCAAATCGAATCTGACACGGTAACAGCTGTACTAGCCGTACTACAGGCACTACTACCAAACTCAGTGGACGACGACATCATCGTAGGACAAATCAGCAACACGGTACGAGACATCCTCAACTTCCACAGTAAAGAAAAGTGCATGACAGCCTTCCTAGATGAGCTACAGCGCACAGCCGCACTCATTGACGACCCTGTAAGCAAAAGCAAGCTCTTTGGATTTGCCAAAGCCGCCCGCAACGCAATTGGTACCGGCGCAGGAGAAATCCTAAGCGCCGAACCAGACAGGGGCGAACCCAAATACATTAAATTCCAGCCAGGAATCACCGTCATTGACCTATCCGACCTACACGAACTACCCAAAAATATTGATGAGCTAAAAGACCCCAGTAAAGCCGTAGGTCAAGCAATCATGACCATGCTCACCCTACTCATCCGACAGAGCATGTTCCGCCTAGACGAATCAATCCGAAAAGTACTAGTCGTAGACGAAGCATGGTCAATCATCACCAACCCCACCGGCTCATCACTCATCAACACAACAGCACGCCTCGGACGCTCAAAAAACCTAGCACTACTACTAGGCACACAGAACTACACCGACATCTTCAATGAACGCACCAAACTAAACATGGCATTTGCTAGTACACACTTCGCGTTCAACAACTCAGAAGACGACGCAATAGTCGCCGCAAAAGCGATGGGCGTTAAAGGAGATGCCGCCGAACAAGTCGTAGAAGCAGTAACAACACTACCTGAAGGCTGGTGCCTCATGCGCGACATACGCGGCCGCCGAGGACAAGTCCGAATCGAAGTATGGCTAGAAGAGCTAATAGAGCACTTCAACACAAACCCCCTAGACAACGAAAACACCTAACAAAACGCGAAAGGTACTCCTGAACACCATGCTACCACCCAACATTGTATACATCAGCGGAAAAACTCAATACGATGCCCTTGAAAACCCAGGCAACCCGCTAAACTCTGAGGCGCGAGACGAAGTTGTGGACGCGGCATGGTATCGAGACATGATAGAAATCCTCATGCCACCCATAGAACCCAAAGAAGGCCCCCTAGAGCCCTGGGTCGCTGAGACAATCTACCCTGTCATTGACGAAGAAGAAGAAGGGGCACCCCGCCGCCCGAAATTCCTCGGAATCTTCGCAACCCTAGAAGATTTTGTAGAAGCCTTCACCGCTGACCCGCCCGAAATTCCGAACATCATTGACTGCTTCATTGTCCACTCAGACTACCTCGTAGAACTCATTGACGAAGTAACAGTTAAAGCCGGGCGAGACACAATCTACGGGTACCTACGAGACATCATGGAAACCACGCCACTGTTCGTAGTGCAAGCCTCCGTGAACGCCGAACAGTTCAGTATGTACCAAGACGCAATGAATGAGCTGTCCGACTACCTCATCAACGCACAAGTAGACCTCGGCGTATACCCATACCCAATCGAATGGACAACCTACGACAAAGAAAACCCCGAAGCGGAATGGGACTTCTACCCCGGACACGTCATCGCCAGCAACTTCTACAAAGCTATCCTAGAATACATCGACCGAGCACCCGAAAAGAACGACGCTTTCCTCGCCTTCCAAGGGCTACTAGTCTACCGCACAGACACAGAACTAGCATCCATCCAAGGCGAAGTAAGCCCCGACGAACAACACATCAACGGGTCACCATACATCGGGCGCTGTATCACCATCACCTCCAAAAAAGGTGGAACAGGTAAAACCACAACCTCACTAGGACTAGCAAACGCCCTAGCCAAATACAGCCAAAAAGCCGTAGAAGAAGGACGCGCCAAAACCCCACTAAAAATCATCGTCATCGACCTCGACCTACAAGACGGACAAGTAGGATACGACACAGGCAACCAAGCAAAAACCGTAGTAGGCATCTTTGACGACTTCCGCTCAGAATACCGCATACTAGGCGAAGACCCCGCCGAAGACTGGCGTATCATCAACGACAACATCAACCACAACACCCGAGTAGGAGTAGACACACTACTAGCACCCGAAAACCCAACCGACCTCAACGACCTACGCCCACCATTCTACCGCACCATCATCCAGGCAATCCGCGAACACTACGATATTGTCATCATCGACACATCAGTACTACTCAACGACCCCTACATGAAAGAATGTGCATACCCCCTAACCCACAAACTGTACTACGTGACACAGCCACACTTCAAGCCGCTAATTACCATGAAACGACAGTTTGTGTACGGTCTAGGCTCAGGACGGCACGGCGGAGGAATGGACCCGCGCCGCATCAGTGTATTCGTAAACGGCGTAGAAGACGAAGATACCGTCAAAGCAGGTTCAGCAGTATCACTCCCCGGAGTGCAAGACTACTGCGCCGCAGGAATCGAAGTGCTCACAGGCGTACCATACCTACACAGGAAAGTACTAGACGCAACCAACCCGCGCCTACCCGGAGGATTCGACTACCTACTAGAAAACGACGGATACCGCGAAGGTATGGAAGTGCTACTATACGACATCATTAGGGGTACCGACTACCCGCTATTTGATGCGGAAACAGCTGAAGCTTTTGAAGCTGACTACCTATAAAATCAGCACCAAAAAATTAAGGCGGGAAGCGACCTGTAAAAACAAGTCACTTCCCGCCTTAATGCACTTTCAGACTAGAGGAACCGTTACCTCATCATCCCAAGAATTGCTAGGAGCCGTATTTTCCACCACCTGCGGTGACTCAGGTATCACCCAGCCGATAAACAAGCAGATAGCTGATATTACAAGTAGCAAAATAAAAATAGTTCCGCTACCATTCCAGAACTTAACATCACCCAACTGCCCAACAATAAATCCAAGAAACATGATTCCAGGGGCGATAATCAGCATAAGTGAAGCGCCAACCATGCAAGCCCAGCGCTTCACCTCACCTAGCATTTGAGAACTATTCACCTCAAACACCCACCTAACGGATAAACAATCATTTTACATGAGAATCATATCCGCAACTTTACAGGCGCGTAACAACAAGAAGAAAGCCAAGCCCCAGAAATATTAAAACAATAAAACTTATAAGGATTTTAAGAACTTTCTGAACCTCGCCTGTTTTTTCGGTTTTACTATCCTTGCAGATGCCTGTGCTAACACTGTATGACCCAATGACAGTAGTGCATTTATCAGAAGGGGAAGAACTAGGAGTAGAAGGCGTGGGGCTAGGCGAAGAGGTTACTTGATTTGCAGGTGCTGACGCTGTGTGCTTAGGTAGTACATGCTGTGTAACACCATAAAGTGCGCCGCCAAGCAACCCAAGAGTGAAACAGATACCAATAATAACGGCAATAGTTTTACCCAGCTCTCGACGTTTTCACCGTGACTTCTCAGCATCCTGTGCTTTCTGGATACCTTCAACCCAATCACACTGCAACTTATCGTAACCCAAGATACGGGCTGAGCCCGCATACGGTGATTCTTTTATCTGCATCGCCGCATTATGCTCTTTGGTATAGACCTTAGTCATAAGAGTTAGACCCCTTATTCTATTGCCCCAACGGAGGATATGCTATTTGAGCTTTTACTCGGTGGTGCGGGCAGGTTGTTCATTGCGTAAAATACAGCTCCAAGCAATGACAGAACGACGATAAGTGGGATAATTAGCCTTATGTTTTGAGCTTTTACGGCATGGAACATGCCAAAAAGAACTATCAAGAGGCTAACTACCATAAACAGTTGCATTGCCCTGGAGGAGAAAGGGCTTGTACTGCTACTCGAACTAGTTGTACTTGCTGGTGTCGATTTAGGGAGCAAGTCACCCCACGGCACTTGGGAAAGCCCGTAGATAGCCGCAATGATAAGACCGATAATCGCACCAATAATAACTAGAACACCTAGTACCTTGAGTGCTGATTTACCTAGCTCTTGGCGGGCTACCCGCGCCTCTTCAGCATCCTTAGCGTCCTGAATAGCTTTAATCCAGTCACGCTGTTTATGGTCATAACCCAAGACACGAGCGGCACCCATGTACGGCGAGTTAGCTACACGCTCAATTATTCCTTGCCCAGTATTTGCGGTACTCAAAAGAACTACAGCCCTTTCTCTTTACGTAGAGCTTCCAGGCGTTCCTGTGCCGTCAAGCGGGTAAACTCATAGTCGTTACTACCCTCTTGAACTTCCCGCATACCCTGCAAACGAGCCTCGGCTTCCTCGGCAAGTTTATCGAACGCGGAGCCGGTAGTCACGTCGCTAAGCTTGTCCTTCAAGCTATTCACCAGTTCTTGCTGTTTCTGTGAAGTATGCAAATCACCTAGGCGACGCACCCCACGCTCAGCTTCCTTCAAGATACTAAGATTGCTCTTAAAAGCCGCCTCCGTATCCTTCAGGAACTTACGGCTAACCCTCAGAGAGTTTTCAGCGTCAATAAGCTCGATAGCCAGCTCCTCATTGCGGGCGGCAACCTCTTCAGCATCACCCTTCTTACGCCAACTACTCTGACCCTTCAGGCCAGCTTCAATCTCTGACTCTAGACGCTTAACCTTAGCCTCCAACATGGCAATATCATCTAGATAGTCAATGATATTAGGTGCCGAATCACCCAAAGCTTCACGTGTCTCAGCAATCAGTTTCAGACCCTTAGCAATCTCTTCTTCGTTTTCCATACCTACACTGCTCATGCGTTCAAAAGCCCTTTCAAAAGTAATAATTTTCTCTAGCCTACTATCAGACGGTAAACCCCGCCCAACGTAGTACACCTTAGCCGCCGCCAACGTCTCCCGCCTAATCTTCACCAAGTCAGAGGTAAACATCAGGTCAGCACCCTCACGTTTCTGTGCACCCCTAGCCTTAATAAGAGCACTCCTCAAACTTTCAGGGCACCCCGTGTCGTAATAAGTAAGCAAAGCATCAGCAAGCGTAAGCTTCTGCTCCAAAACAAGCATCGGTTCAAGCTCGGTAGGCGGCTCAACCTTAGCTTCACGTCGGAAAAACTTCAAAATAGAACCTTTCATAACAAAATTAATAACAAACTCATTGTAGCATGTGTGACATAAGGCGGTCACCCCCGAAACACAAAGGCAAAACACGGTCAGCAAGCTATAGGTTACACAGCCTAAAAAAGACCCCAAACAACCAGTAAAGGAAACACAGACGCAATGACCACTACCGCTGGGCTTTCACTCAACCAAATGCGCAAAGCAACAAAGCGACCCAACAACGTTGCTGAAACACGCAAACGACTCAACCGAATCAACGAAGAAGTAGCCGCCCACGCGGAAGTAACCCCCAACGAACAGCCAGCCACCAAAGAAAAAGAAGGCACCACCCTCACAGCTGAAGAACTCAATGAAATCATTGAATCAGCAATCAGCGCCGCCGCCAACGCAAACCGAAGCCAAGAAAAACCAGAAAAGACTGAAACACCCAAAGTAGACACGTCACAAGCACGTACCATCAAGACAAGTCTAGGTGACGGCAACCCGCTACGATACTCAGTGCCCGAAGCCCGCGACGAACCGCCCGGCTTCCCAATCTGCGCAATCCTAACGGAAGCAATCAACAGGGGCGCAACAGACGTATACATCACCCCAGATACACCTATCCGCTTCAAAATCAAAGGCGGAAACAACATCTACGACGGGTTCAAAATCCCAGACCGAACCGAAATTAACCGTATGATGAAGGTAATCATCCCAACAGGTGAACAAGACATCTTCACCTCACAGAAAGAGCTTGATACCTCATATACGCTACCCCTATACGAACATGCCGGTCGAAGGACACGTCTCAACGTCAGCGCGGCAAGCCCCGGATTCGGTAACGCGGTACTGTCATTCCGTATCCTAGCCGGAAACCTGTACCATCCAAAGTATTACGGGCTACCTGACGTAGTACTTAAAGCAATGCACCAATCCGGCGGACTTATCGTATTCTCGGGACCAACCGGTTCAGGTAAAACAACCAGTATCGCGTCGCTACTACTCTACGCATCAAGGGAAGTACATCGACCCGACGCTAACGGCAACCCAACAGGGCCGACAATCATCACCATTGAACGCCCAATTGAGTACCTGTTCGACAATAACAATGAGAAGGCAAACGGCTCACTCTTCATCCAGCGTGAAGTAGGACGTGACACATACTCATTCGATAACGCTATCTCATCAGCTATGCGACAGCAACCTAACATCATCCTTATTGGTGAGGTTAGGAAGTCAGTTGAAATGCAAGCCGCTCTAACTGCCGCAACCACCGGTCACCTGACCTTGACCACAGTACACGCCGAAGATACAGCGGGTATTATCCAGCGCCTTATGAGTGCCGCAGACACCGGTGCGAACACCCGTGAAGACGTTCTACGTTCAATTGCCGCCTCTGGTCGAGTCTTTGTCACGCAGGCTCTAGTAGACCGAATCGACGGCGAAAAGATAGCTGTACACGAAGTTCTTGTCATCAAGCAGTCTGACCAGTCCCTCATTCAGGCAATTCAAGAAGGCGACTTCCGACATATCCGTCAGTCTCTACAAGCAACAGGTGAAGACATGAGTAGTCGCCTAGTGGAACTTTGCCGCGAAGGTGGGCCTTGCTACGTCGAAGCGGCGTTGAAGCACAGCCCCGACCCCAATAGGTTCTGGCAACTTATCCAGCTTGAAAAGTCGAACGGAATTGAGCACAACTATGACCCGAACAAGAAGGAAGAAGACCTGTGGTAGAGTAGCGTAAACTGCATAACAAAAACCCCTCAAGAGAATCATCTTGAGGGGTTTTTGTTGTTATAACCTTATGGCTTTACAGTCCGCGAGAGTAATAGCCACATAACATGCCACAGATAGCCCAAGAAGCCACCATATAGCCCCTAAAAGCAAGCTTATTACTAGTAAGTGGGCTATGAAAAACCTTGCCTTTAGAGAGCTATATAAGGATTCAACACACATACTGGAATATATTAGGAAAGGTGGACACCATACAGAAGTAAAGACAAAATATACACAACTAGAACAACGGAACCTACAGGCAGGAAGTCGAGCACCAGCCA